TCAGTGATGACACCGAATTCGCTGATGAATTTGATGATGAAAGACTTTTCGGTAAAAAAATGGCTAAAAGAGTTCAAGGACCAAAAACAGATAAAAGTGATGCCCCTATTGCATCTGAATCTATTGAAGAACTTTATCAAAATTTTTTAGTTTGGTTAGATAGTGGACAACCTTTTATCTATGTTGCTGATTCTTTAGATGCTATTAAAAGCAAAGAAGATGAAACAAGAGCAATCCAGTTTAAAAAAAGTGGGGAAGCAAGTGGCACTTATGGACAAAGTAAACCAAAACTACTCAGTGAAATGTTACGAGTGATCACTGGAAAAATTAAAAAAACAAATTCATTAATTATAATTGTTTCTCAAGTCAGAGATAAAATGAATGTAATGTTTGGTAGAAAAGAAGATCGAACTGGTGGAAGGGCTTTAACTTTTTATTGTACTTATATTATATGGTTACGGCATTTAGCTAACATTCCCTATAAAATTTCAGATAAACTTTCATTGGATATAGGTAGTAAAAGTTTAGTTGATATTACTAAAAATAAATTTACTGGAAAAAGAAGAAAGTCAGAGATTCATATATATGATGAGATAGGAGTGGATGCCCTAACTCCTTGTATTGATTTTTTAATTAGTCAAAAACTTATTAAGAAAGATGGTTTAAAATATACCTTTGAAGATTTAAATGCTAAGAAAAAAGAATTAGTAAAACAAATTGAACAATCACCAAAACATTTAAAAAACTTATATGATTTAGTAAATTCTGCTTGTACTAAATTAGATGCAAAAGTATCTCTAAATAGGAAAAATCGTTATGAATAATTTAGTTTTAGTTATAGATTGTTCCTGTTTAATGTATAGAGCTAAACACACAACAGGATTGGCTTTACCAAAAACAGGAATAATATTTGGATTTTTTAAACAGTTACATACTATTGTTGAAAAAGTTGGTGGGTTTCATAACATTGCTTTTTGTTTTGACAGTAAAAAATCTTTCAGAAAAAAAAGAGTTGCAACATATAAAGCAAACAGAAATATAGAACCTCCAAATAAATTTGATCTTGACTGTTTCTCACAGTTTGCACAGTTAAGAAATATTATAATCCCAAAGTTATTTAAAAATAGTTTTGTTTTCGCAGGGTATGAAGCAGATGATCTGATTGCTTCTGTTATTAAGAACAATAAAGAATCATTTAAAGTTGTTACTAATGATGAAGATATATATCAGTTACTTGATTATACTTCTATTATCAATCCAAAAACTTATATTGAAACTACAAAAGAAACTTTTTTAAAAGATACAGGACTGTCTAACTGTTCTGATTGGATTGAGATCAAGGCAATTTCAGGATGCAGTTCTGATCATGTTATAGGAATTCATGGAGTTGGTGAAGCAAAAGCTATTCAGTATTTAACAAAAACAGGTACTGAAACAATGAAAACCAAAATTGAATCCTTTATCAATACTGATGACTATGACACTAATAAATGGTTGGTTACTTTACCATTACAAGGAACGCCAAAAATTAGATTGGAACCCTATCAAGCACCTACAATAGAAAAATTTGTGAGTTTTTGTGACTATTTTAAGATTCGTTCCTTTAAATTAAGCTCATGGAAACATTTATTTAAGATGAGGTAATAAAATGAACTTTGAAGATTATACAAAAAAAGCAGCATTAACTGCAATATATCCAAGAAAATTAAAACCAGATTATCATTATAATTATTCACTTCCAGGTCTTATGTATGTAATTTTAGGTTTAGGTGGTGAAGTAGGTGAACTATTAGGAAAAGTTAAAAAAATATTACGTGATAACAATGGACTTATGAATGAAGAAATACAAGTATCTTTAATAAAAGAACTTGGAGATGTCCTATGGTATCTTGATCGTGCTGCATATGAAATTGGAAGTTCTTTAGAAGAAGTTGCCCAATTTAATAATTTAAAATTATCACAAAGAAAAGATAATGGTACATTAAGAGGATCGGGAGATGACAGATAACTATAAAATGAAAAATATGAGTAAAATATGAAAAACACACAACCAAGATGTAGTTTTTGTGGAAAATGGATCAGTCATAAAGATTTTGATATAGGGATTGCTACACATCATATGATCATTCCTGATTCTGATCTAACTACAAAACAATGGGAAACTAAATGTAAACGATGTAGAAAGAAAGGAACCTTAGTGGAGGTTTTAAAAGAAATTTATGATTAAATCATTACATATCAAAAACTTTAGACAGCATAAGGAACTAAAGTTTAATTTTCATCCAGGTTTAAATATCATTGCAGGAGATACAGGAAGTGGAAAATCAGCAGCACTGAAAGCATTACGTTTTGTTACCAGAAATAAACCCCAAGGATCTTCTATATATCCTAAAGGAAAGAAAAACTCTTTGGTTGAAGTTGATACCAGAGTAGCTGGTGCTATTGTTTCACGAATGAAAAGTTCCAGTATCAATTCATATCTACTCAATGATACTGAACTGAAGTCCTTTCGTAATGATATTCCAGAACAGATCCAAGACATTTTAAACCTTGAAGATTTTAACTTTCAACTACAATTTGACGATCATTTTTTATTAAATAATTCTCCCGGTGAAGTTGCTTTTAAACTTAATGAAGTAACAAACCTTACTATTATTGATGAATACCGAAAAAAAACAGATAAAATCATTGATACAGCATCAAGTACTTATAAAAATATTGAAGAACAAATTAAAGTAAAAACTAAAGAAGTACAAGAATTAGAAAAATACAAAGATGAACTTAATGATATCGATAATTTAATTGGTGTCATCCATTTAATTGAATCTGGTGAAGAGGATGTTCAGGAGATCTCAGATTTTCTTGCTGAGATTGAAAATATAATCTTTAAAATTAATGAATCATCCGATGTTTTAAAATATGAAGAACAGGTTACTACTTTGATTGCAGAATTTAAACGTATCACAGACAAAGAAGTTTCTCTTAATGAAATAGAAGCATTACTGTTTCAATTTAATTATTGTGAATCAAAAATTAAAGATAAACAACTAATTACTGTACAAGAAACAAATGTAGAGGAACTATTAGATCAAGGTATTAATCTTGATCAAAGAGCAATTAAAATTAAAAATTGCACGACTCTTGTATATAATATTAAAGAGTTACAATCTGATATTAAACGAAAGCAAACTGTATTTGAACGGACTTTAAATGAATATGAAGATTTAAAAACAGAATTAAAATTGTGTCCTGTATGTGATAAACCTTTCTGACAGGAGCAAACAATGGCTTTAAAATATGATAACTGCACTGTAAGAGTATCAGGAACCAAACTTCATTTCACAGTAGATCTTTCCAAAATCGTAGGCTTTACCAAATATAAAAATTATATCCTTTGTCATATTCCATATACATTATTTACCATAGGTAAATACAAGTTTGGTTTCAGTTTATTTCTGACTAAAGGCAAAAAAGAATTTAAAAGGATACCTGAGACAACCATCCAAGACTTAGAAAAGGAGATAAACATTTGAAAATATTATGTACAGGTGACTGGCATATCAGAGAAACCAATCCTGAATATCGCATTGATGATTTTAAAACAACATTGAAACGCAAAATAGTTTCTATTCTTAATCTATATGACAAGCATGATTGTGATTTGTTGTTGCAACCGGGAGATTTTTTTGATTATGCTGCAAGGGTTTCTTATCAAATGTTAAGTGAATGGACTTTGTTTTTTGATGGAGCACCCACAATTTTTACTATTTTAGGACAACATGATACTAAAAACCATTCATTAACCAATAAAGATATTCCTGCATATGTTTTTGATGCCATAGGAGCCATTGAGTTATTAAATGATTTTGTTATGGGAAGATCATATATCAAAGATAATGAAAAGTTAAGTTTGTATGGATGTTCTTATGGAGAAAAGATCCCAAAAGTTTCTAAAGAAAAAGAAATATTTAATATACTTGTCATTCATAAAATGATTATCAAATCTAAAAAACTGTGGGAAGGGCAAGAAGAATACAGTTTAGCAAAGTCTTTATTGAAAAAATATAATTATGATTTGATTGTTTCAGGAGACAACCACACCAAATTTATTGAAACTTATGAAGATAAAACACTGATTAATATGGGATCTTTAATGAGAACTGCAAAGAATCAACAAGATCATCAACCTGCTGTTGTCATTTTTGATACTGAAACAAGGGAATATATAGAAGAACTGATCCCGATTGAACCATTTGATGAAGTGTTTGATATCAATCGTATTGAAAAAGAAACAGTGATTAAAAAAGAATTAACAGAATTAGTTGAAGTGTTTGAGGAACAATATGAAACTACTATCGATTTTCTAAAAAATCTTAATATTGTTAAAAAAGCAGCAGATGCAGATACCCTAGAAATATTTAATGAAATTTCTTCAACATGAAAGGAACACAATCATGAACATGACAGATAGACTGTTGAAAATGAAAAAAATTATTGAAGAAGCAAAACAAGAAATTGCTGTGTTAACTGGTAGAAAAGAAGAAATGCTATCAAGACTTGAAAAAGATTATGGATTAAAAAATGTTGCAACTGCTGAAAAGTTTATTGAAACTGAAACACAGAAACTGAAAAAAGATAGAACCAAAGCGGAATCAAAATATAAAAAACTGACTGAACAATACAATTGGTAATTTATGGGTATATTTGGATATTTTTTTGGGTATGCAGAGGTTACAGATGAAACCAAAATCAATGAGTATGATAAAGGATTCCAGACCTATTCAGGAAATTCATGGACCAAATGGTGATTGGATGATTTCTTGTGGAGATATTTTTGAAGGGCATCCCGATCAGATTGTTTCATATCTTGAAGATGATGGCACAATATGGTTTGCCATTTTAGGAGAAAAGGGAACAGTGCTTCAAAGAATAAACAGTAAGTATGTTGGTGAAATTATCTATAACATATCCAGTTAATCAGAAAGGAGCTTTAATATGGCATTAAGATGGCGAAGACAACCAAATGAAGGAGGTTTACGGTCCATTGTTCAAGGATATCGTGGATATCAACTAAGAGATAAGGGTGTAGAATTAGCACATGTTGCAACTATTGATCGTCATGGTACGGGTAAAGGTTGGTATTGGTATGCTTTTGGTAAAAACACATGCCAAACACCTGTTAAAACAGCAGAAGAAGCAAAGAAACAGGCAACTGCTTATGTAAAAACAAAATTAAAGGAGCTTTCTAATGGAAAAGAAAACAAAAAAATCAACAATTGATAAGATAATTAAATCAAGTGGGTATTCTGAAAATGAAGATAAAATTTGGTGTTCAGTTTCCTGCACTGTTCAGATTGTTTCTTATGAACCATTCAATATTACCATAGGAAGGTCGATTACACCGGAACCCAAACAAGATCCCGAAAAAATCCTATGTGGTTTAATGAACCGATTGACAAAATATGCTATCACTCAAGCTGAAACTGTAAGGGAAAACCCTGAAGAATTCTATGAAGAGGCAACTGATGATTGATCAATTAATAAAAAGACAAAAAGAAGTTTCTAAAAAATTAATTGAAAAAGAAGTCTTAGAAGAACAAATTATTAATTTAAAAACAGAACTTGTTAAACAAAACAGAAGACACCTTGCAGGATTGAAAGCACGAAAATTAATCATCTTGGCAGCACAAAACACACAAGAAAACTTAAAAGATTATATCACAAAGATAGTAAACCTTGCATTAACATCTGTTTTGCCTGATCCACCTGTGTTTTCCATGAAGTTTGAAGAAAGAAGAAACAAAACAGAATGTGATCTCATGTTAGATGATGACTCTAACATGTTGGAATCCTATGCAGGTGGAGAATTAGACATCGTTTCCTTTGCTTTGAGATGTATTTTTGTTTCATTAAAGAAAACAAGAAAAACTTTAATTCTCGATGAAACTTTTAAAAATTTATCGGTGAGTTATCATCAGGCAGCAGCAGTAATGATTAAAACATTATCGGAAAAATTGGGGATTCAAATTATATTAGTCTCACATATTCCGGGTTTGATTACTGCTGCTGATAAAACATTTACTTTGACGCAAAAAGGATTGAAATAAGATGGATAAACCACCTGTAAACACTGTTACACAGATAGATCGGCAAAGAATATCAGAACTTGCTGAACTTATAAGAACTAACAATATGGTTAGACGTTACCTTGAAGGTAAAAATGTCTTTGCTTTTCCAATGGATGTGATCACATTTGAAGATTATATAAATCGTTCATTGGAATTAATTTACCAACATTTACCTGATGCTATCAAACGAGTCAATGAACTGGAAATTACCTACCAAACATGGTTTGAGAAAGTTCAACTTTATGATAAATTAGCCAAAGAAGTGCGCAAATTAAACAATAAACCAGAACAAGTAACTAAACTATTAAATCAATTAGGATACAAGGAGTAATAAATGACCCCTGGAATTATTACAACAGAAGAATTTGATTTTATTGTTGAAGAACGTATTAAATTAATTAAAAAAGTATTACAGAAAAAAGCGAAGGAATATGCTTCTGATACAAATAGAATGCATAACTTTGTTGCTGGTGCTAACTATGACAATGAATCCCCTGAAAAATATTTGTGGAATCTTTGGAAAAAACATTTAGTAGCAGTACAGGATATAATAAACAAAATTGAAAAAGTATACCAAGATGGCATAGAATATGCGTTTGATGATATTGAATATACAATTGTGAATGAAAAGATAACTGATACTGTTAATTATGCAATTTTATTGGAGGCTTTATTTAATGCCAGAAGAATTATTACCACTTAAAAAAAAGAGAATTACCATTCAATCTGGTAAAGCCAAAGGTAGAAGGTTACAACAATGGTTTGCTAAACAGATTGCTGAACTAACAGGCTTTGAATACGGTAAAGATTGCGATATTGAATCCCGGCCAATGGGACAATCTGGTATTGATATCAGAATGTCAAAGCAAGTTTTGGAAATCTTTCCGTATTCCCCGGAATGTTTTGTTGGATCTACTTTAGTTTTAACTGAAAATGGTTTCCGTCCTATTAGTAAATTAAAAATAGGGGAAAAAGTTTTTACAAGTAAAGGACGTTTTAGAAAAATTATAAATATTTTTTCTAAAGAAACAAATAATATTTTAAAATTAACAACAGAAGGATGTACTGAATCTATTTTAACTACTCCAGAACATCCTTTTGAGACTTTTGATTTTTATTATAAACCTATTACTGATTGTTCATATATTGCTAAATTAATTTATTCTTCTTCTAATTATGATAAACATTTTGATGCATTACATCTTAATAGACAACAATTTACTAATGATTTTTTAAATGAAAATGAATGGTATTGTGCTTGCGGTTGTGGTCAATCTTTACCAAAAATAGGAAGTAGAAAACGTGTTAAAAGGTATATACAAGGACATGGGGGTGCTCATTACAATATTACAAATATTCCATTAACAGTTTCATTAGATTATGAATTAGCTTTTTTATTTGGAATTTATATTGCTGAAGGAAATGTATCTCAAAATAATTTAGTTATTACAATTGATAAAAGAAAAGATTTATTACGTGATTTTATTTGTCAAATAATTACAAATAAATTTAATTACAAACCTAAATTATATTCAAATAATAAAACAAATTCTTTACAAATTAAAATTCATTCAGTCATCATTGCAAATTTTTTTAAATCAGTACTTGGAACAGGTTCCAAGAATAAATATTTAGGTAAATTTTTATTTTTAAATAAAAAAATTTTAGCTGGTTTATTACGAGGATATTTTTTAGGTGATGGTTGTTGTGGAAATGATTTTGCACGATGTGAATCAGTTAGTAGACAGTTAGCTTATGAAATAAATTTTGCATTATTACGTTTTGGTATCCACAGTAAAGTTATGCTTTCTAAAAGAAGTGAACGTATTAATGATCAAGGTAAATCATATTCTGATTTATACTCTATTTTACTAATTCAAGGAGGATTATCTAGGTTCAAACAAATAATGAAAGGTGAAATTGGTGCATTAAAATCTTTATCTAAAATTAAATTATCAGGTCAAAGTCCTTTTATATTTGATTTTTTACACAATCGTTTATACTCACAAATTAGAAAAAAAGAAATTAAAAATTATAAAAAAATTGTTTATAATCTTTCTGTTGAAGATGATGAAACTTATGTTATTGAGGGTGGGTATATTGTTCATAATTGCAAATGTCAAGAAAATTGGGCAGTTCATCAATGGATTGAACAGGCAAAAGCAAATCAACTACCGAATACTGATTGGGTAATCTGTGCAAAAAGAAATCATTCTGATCCAGTGGTGATAATCGATGCAAAGGTATTCTTTAAAATTTTGAAAGGGACTTAAATAGTGCTTTCTACTGTCTTAAATAATATCAAATGTGAAAAGAAAAAAGCAGAAAATAAAATACAACAGGCATTAGAAGAATTCATAATTAATACTAAAGTACCAATTAAAGATGTTACAATTAATATTCAAAACTCAAAAAAAACGCCCCCAATTGAATTGGATGAAACACTAATTACCACACTACAACTGAATTTTTTTCCTTTTATTGACAATGAATGATATATCAAGACTGAAATCACCTTGTTTTTCATGTGTGTATTGCTTTCAAGATAAGAATCTACTTCCTTGTTCAACCTGTAAAGATCACTTTGTATACGATGCAATACTTAGTGGTCTTTCTCAACAGGAGTTTGAGCAATGGTATGAGAAAATAAAAAACGATTCCATACACAGATGTATTGTAAAAGGATGTCATCGAAGAGTTGAAAAGGAAGGAATGAAATGTGTGCGGTGTTATAAATCAAATGGTAACAAAAAAAGATTGGAATCAAAAAAATATATTAACCAAAGTGAAAAAATAATGGCTGATTTTGTCTTATTTTGTGAAAAAAAGTATCCTAATTTATCAACTGCTGCAAAAGAATTTGGTGTAAATACGACATATATTTACACCATTAAAAATTTTGAAGTGTACCCATCAAAAAGCATGTTGTTTGCAATGAAAAGTTTTATTGACCAATCGCCGTAATACTTCCAAATATCACTTTTAAAAATAACAAAAAAAGACCCACCCCTAATGATGAATTAAATACCCAAAGCCAGTTTACTTGTTTTACCAAAGATGCAATACTACATTTGTCATGTTCTTCTTTTAATACATCTAACCTAACCCAAGCAGCATCTAACCTTGATTTAAAAGTTATTTGCCGTTCTTCTTGGACTGCTAACTTAGCAATAGCTTTTTGAAGTTCAAACATGCCTTGGCTTAACATTTGCTGGCCTGCTTCAATTCGAGCTAATCGTTCAACAACTTCAGTATTCAGTTCCATTTTATTATCCAATTAGGTAGTTTTGTTTTTTTCAATTTTATGAGCAATACCCCATGCGGTTAAGGCTGTTCCAAATCCTGTGATTAGAGTCCCTATAAATTTAAACCAGGATTCTAATTCAGGATTTGGAGCAATTTCAGATGCACCTAATAATACAGGACCCAATGAAACCAGAAAAGTACCTGTTTTTACTTTCCATCCAGTCATTGATTGATTTAATGGCATAAAGCTCTCCTTAGTATAAATGTATTTAGTTAAATACACTCTAAGCAAGAACTATTCCATTATAGAAGATAACTTACTAACAATTAATTCAAGTAAACTTGGAGCACCCGGTTTTTGTAAAGGCGTGTAAAACATAACGAAGTAGGGATCTGATCTTACTGATTCAGCCGGTTCATTATTAATTAATCCATAAGCTGTTGCTGTTAACTTATAAACAACATCAGGAGTAAATTCCTCTTTAACAAATTCAGTAATGGTAGCTGTACCAATATCTCGTTTTTTTTCTATATTAGTTGCAACATTTAACCAATAAATATTATAACCTGTTACTCTTGTATCAGGTGAAGGATCAAAAGTAACTTTAAAATCTTTCCATTGGAACTTGTGTGTGACAGCTTCTTGAGCATAAACAAAAGTAATTGTAAAAATAGTAAATAAAAGTATAAGAATTATTTTATTGCTTTTTCTGGAGTCCCGGAGGTATCGGTTTATCTTTTTTAACTGGTTTATTTTCATTTGGAATTATTCCTTTCTCTACTTCAGCATATAAAATGTTAGAAAAATCAGATGCTTCATTATTTAAATTATAGACTAAGGCACTCATTTGATATTTATGTCCAGGATACAATTCACCAGATTCAAATATATGTTCTGTTGTATCCTTATCTAAATGATACACATAAGAAATATTTTCAGTAACATCCGTTAAAAATAAAACCATTAATTCCACACCTTCAGAAGTTGAAGGTTGAATTACAATTTTAACATTGGTATAGTCACTTGGAATTAATTCATATTCTTGAGCACTTACTATTCCTGAAAATAAAAAGAAAAACAAACTAAAAAGAATAAATATTTTTTTCATTTAATTACTCCTTATCTTGTACCTTTTAAAGTCCATGAAATTCCTGCTAATGTTGTATCCTGTACAGGAGATACAATTCTTAATAGATCTCCTGTTTCAAAAGTTGTTGAATAATCCATGTTAAAAACAGCATTAGCCCCTGATGCTGCAAAAACTACAGTACCAATTTCTATTCCGTCTTTTGTGATACTAAATGTTGTTTCAGCAGTGGCAGCAGTCTCTGCCCACATATAGGAACCTGAAAAATCAGAAGCAAAATCTACTTCTTCACAAAAACGATGTCTGAATATTACTTTTTCAGCAGGTACTAAATCATCTTCAGTACCATATGATCCTGCCACTACATATAATTGTGCTTCATTTCCAATTGCATCAAGTGCTTCTCTAATCCCTTGTTCTGTTACAAGATTGGTGTCTAAACCGGGATTGCCAACTGTAGTGACAACAGGAAATCCATCTTTTAAAGTTTTAGAATTAGCACCATCCCACTGAGGAATTGAATTGGCAGTATTTGTTGCCGGACCTACAACATCACCATCACCTGACCCAATGGTAGGTGTATTGGTAATATTATCCCAATGAACTTCTCCACCACCCTCAGAAGTGTTTAACTCTGTTTTTGTATAATACGAATCATTATGATCATGGGTTATATCTGCATAATCGGAACTATGATCATGAGTTATACTTGCATAATCGGAACTATGATCATGGGTTATATCTGCATAATCAGAACTATGATCATGAGTTATACTTGCATAATTTAAATCATGATTATGAGTCCCTATATCAGTAATTTCTGCTTCAGTATGAGTATGACCCGTATCTGATTTCAAAGCTAATTCAATATTAATGGAATCCTTTAATTCTTCTAAAGGAGCATTCATATCATCAGCATTGAAACGAGTTACTTGATTTGTCCAAGGAGTATAGTCTACTGCCATTTATTTTTTCCTTATTTATTTATAAAAAAATCTTTTGTGTTCATGTGTGCCTATATCCAAGATTTCCGATTCAGTATGTGTATGTTCATCATTAAAATTAGTTAATTGAGAAACCATATTTAGTATTTCGGGATTATCTTTAAATAATGGATTCTGTTTTAATACTGTAAAAATCTGTTCAACATGATTTGTTGCTTCATGCTTTGATACTTGTTGCTCATAATTTTTTTGACTATCTGATTCAATTAAAGTTTCCAACATTCTACTTTGTATTTCTAAAGCATGGTTTATTTTTTTAAGTTCTTCTAATATTTCATTCATAACAACTCCTATACAGGAATATATAATTGTTCATGGAAAATACCTGCACCTAATGCAACCCTTGTTCCATAAGTGACTTCAACTATAATCATAAACATCCCATATCCTGAATTATCCAATGCCGTAATTTTTTGATAAACTCTTCCTGATTTTCCTGTTGTATTAATTTCATCTGACCAAGGACCTGTTGCACTTAAACTTATTTGTCCAATAGAAGAATCACTTGTAATTTTAACATTTAATGAACTACCTGAAACTTGTGTGTTGCAATCATATTGATCAAATATTGTCCATGACATTCGACACACAGGTGGATCATCACCATCATTGCCTGTTTCATTATTCCACCAATTATCCCAAGATACAGTAACATATGTGATAAGAGCTTCAGACCATTCTGCTCCAATATCTTCAATAAATATTTGTGTTACATTTGGTTTAACAAAAATATAATCCCCAATTAAAATATGTTCTCCGGGTATGGATGGCTTTGCAGGTTCTGTAGCAGATTGTACTCCTTTTAAATAATCTACCTCTCCGTCAATTCCAACTACAAAAGCATCATAACGATAACGATAACAGGCAGGAGCAGCATCAATAGTAACTGTATATTGACCTGTTCCCATTGCCATAACTTCCCCATCTCCCATAGTCATTGGAGCAGGATCATCCATTATGATCTCATCACCCCCAATTAAAGATGGATTGAAAAAATAAGTTTCTCCATCAACGACATATGCCCCTCCAGTTGCAATTAAATTTAAGGATTCAGGACTGGTTGGAATTAATTTACCTCCATATAACCAATGATCAGCTAATGGTGATATTTCTGGATAAGTTGGTCCTTCCATCGGAGTAGGGATTGCTCTTCCTTCTCCTGAAATTTCAATATATCCACGATGTCCTTCTCTCCAAACAATGCGTACTGCATTTCTTGGTTTTAACCAATAAGGAATATCTCGCCAATTACGAGGATAATGTGCAATAATATCTTCAGATGATCCTTGTATCCTAACTCTTGCAATTCGAGCAATATGATCAACAGACCATAAAATACCATCAGCAGTTCCTTTCCGAAGATTAATTCTGCCATCCATATATTTTTTTATGAATTTTTTACCATATAATCTCATCCAGAAATTAACCTCCATCCAGTTAACCGATCTATTAAACCACCCTGATTTCCAGATCCTTTTTCTGGTACTGTATATGATCGGGTTAAATCCGTAATAAACATTTTTAAACTGGTTTTACTATATGGATGAATAACCCGGATAATATCTCCTACTTGATCTTGTAAATGACCAATCTTTTCAACTTCCAGTCTTTTTCTTTGTGCTTGAACAATTGCTAATTCATAATTTGCTATTCGTTGACATTCTGCAACGGTATAACAAAACTGATCATCAATTTCACTTGTATTAATATTACCATTTAAATATCTTTGAAGTTCCAGATCATTTGCTTCAGATTGAAGTGTTTGTTTTTCATGTCCAATTGGCCGGGCATGGATATTATAATTATAAGAAGCAACTGCTCCTAAAGCCTGCCCAAGTGCTGAAGTTAAAAGAGATTGAATAAAAATATAAGGACCACATCGTACACAAGCTGTTGCCATCTTTCCATTAATAAGAATGGCGGCAATTAAAGAAATGACAACTGCAACAAGATTTGGAGCTTCAATTGTAATTTCTACCCATTGTTCAGAAATATCCACCGAAGAAATATATTCATCTCCTCCACCTTTCAATCCAAAAATTCTAAAATCTTTTATTGATTGTAAAATCTCTAATTCTGGATCACGACAGGTACGTTCATGGTCTTCTGAATACCAAACTTTTTCTTTTATCTTTTTACCCCACCAACCTGTTGTTCCTGATAAATTTCCAACAGGTTCATATTCATATAATACTTCAATATCATATCTTCCTTCCCCTTTCACAACAACACGATTAACAAAACTACTAAATTCATCATCAGGAACTACATGTATTATCTGATCTAAATCAGTATATTCATGAGAAGGGGTAGCATTTAAATTAATTTCTCTAACTTCAAAAACACCATCAGGTCCAACCAAAGAAAAACATTGGAAATGATCTAAAATTTCTTTAAGGATATTATCCAAGGTATCATCTAAAAACTGACAATAAATTAAATGTCGATGTGACATAGTAGGAATAGAAATATCTTCTAGTTCTAATCGACCAAGATCTGTTAACAAATTTTGTACTACAGTTTCAGGATACAAATCTCCATAATAGGGAGTTGCAACTATATGATTTTCAGACCACATCGTTCGGTAGTCTTCACAACTGACATCAATTGTAGGATAATCACCACGTTTATATTGAATACTGGTTGCCATTACCAAAAACTCACCTTGATTAACCATATACTCAACAGAATTAATTACCTCTCCAATATAAACCGAAATTCTTCTTCCTTTTTGCACAAAAGTAGATAGTACAGACATAGTATTAAGTGGGTCAAAAAGATGTCCATGTGATAATTTAAATGACAACCTATTAATCCCATCTACATGCCATTCAATTTGAACAGATTGTCCACGAACTAAAAAATCTTTTAATGCTAATGACACCCCTTCTTTATCCCATTTGATTGAGTATTCGGTACGATCTCTTCGGGTCCACATGGTCCATATGGAGCCTTCAGGATCTATGGTAATGGAGTTTTCATAGTCGAACCAGTTCCGGGTAAGTTGATTTGCTTCATCAAAGTTCCAAGTGGTTGTTTTCTCCCCTTCCATATAATAACTTTGACGAAAATCTCCTTGTTCATTCCATGCAGCTACGCCTCTAAAATTAGGAGAACTGGTAGGATAATAGGGTGCTCCAGCAAAAATAGTCCCTGTTAATGGATCATAATCAAAACTCATAAAATCATTTGTGGGAAGACCCGGAAGAAGTGTATTCGAAAATAATTCCCATGTGCCATTCACCGTATCGTAAATACAGGGACCATAATTGGAGTCCATTAAAATCCGACCATTGGTCAGCAATTTTTTTCTGTTCAGACCATAATTATCAGCAGTAGCAAATGAAGGTGTAATATACGTAATCTCATCCGTAGCAAGATTGATATCCATCAATCCTCTACGATCCTGATGATTAAAAGTTGATTGATATGGAGTTCCCCCATAAATATGTCCATTATAATATATTGGATATTGAATGCCGGGTTGTGGAAAACCTTGATAGTCATCCCAATTATAGTGTTTAATTATTCCTCCGGTACTAATTTGATAAATAATACAATGACCTCTCCAATTACTTGCGGCACGTTCAAAACCTAAAATAATCCAATCCATTTCAGGTACTACATGCATGTAATGAAAACCTCTTAGACTCGCTTCTGATAATAATCTATCCGCAGATATAATAGGAACATATGAATATTGTCCTGTTGGAGATGGTTGTTGATGAATATTGATATATCCTAACCACATCGCATGGGTATAGTAATAAGTATTTTGAAAATACAGATATAACCGACCTGATGAGCTATCCAACCATCCTGCTTCAAGTCCAGCAGTCCCTGTATAGCCTCCAAAATCAATACTGATATTGGCAGTTAAAAGTTGAGCAGGAATATCATCATTGATCACATAGGTAACGATTTCATTTGTGTCATGATGTACCACCATGAAAACTTTGCCACCCACTATTCCTGCACAGGTATGATCTCCAGTACTAATCCATCGATTCCACCAAACATGATTTTCAGCAAAAATAGGATGATAAGCAGGGACCGTTTCAGTCGTATAACACCGATCTATTGTCCAAGTTGGCACATCAATGACTACGATTGAACAAAGTACCTTTGTACCCACATAAATATAAATACAAAGTACATATAATTTATTATTTGCAGGATCAAATTGAACTTCTGCGCCATCTAATGGACCAGAACAATACCCATAAGGAGAATGAACAAAATTGGTAGAATCACCATCTACCAATAAAACATTTTTCTTTTCAGTATATGCCAGTGTGACACTACCATCAGGAGCAGCAGATAGATCAGGATGATATCCTATAGTTCCATAAGTATTATAACTGGTTTGTTTAACCGGAGCAGACCATGTACTTCCATTATCTGTACTGGTAATCGTATAGATATTAATGATTTGAGAACCATCTTCCAACTCTGAATCAACATTGTCAAAAGCAAGAATAATATCCCCATTGGAAGCTTGGGCTAAAGTAGGATAATTTTTACGTAAAGCCGAATTTAACCCGGACAAAGTGATGGGTCCATTATATGTCCAAGATACGAAATTTTCTGAAGACCAAGTGACTAAATAATAATTGCTATCTGTAGTGTTTCGGTAAACAGCAGTCATTAAATAAGAATCATCCTGTAAAAGAATGGCATAAGGAGTACTTGTCCAGTTTGAATTTGTAAAATCATAAATTCGAGTAGCCCCGGATATCGAATTACCTTCAGAGTCTACAATTAATCGGTAAATGTCATAGGATCGGGCATAAACAATAGCAATGTTATCATCGGACATAGGACAAACATTAGCATCGGTTAATCCTGTTATTGTTCCAAGGTTTGTTTCATAAAGTTGCAACCTTTCTGCATCCGAATAGACGTAAATCAGTTGTCCTCCACGAATCATGGTTCCAATAATACGATCCTGAGTATCAACTGAAAGACTTGTGTTTCCCTCATTAGTTTGAAGATCATTCATATATTGACCTTCAAATGGAATATCCTGAATAAATTGAGAAGAAATTATTTCAATAACAGGAGTTCTTTCAATTCCATCCATTCTTGCCTGCAAAGAAGCATCAAGATTGATTGACATAAAATACCTTTTTTACTTTATTAGGTCACAACAAAAACACAAGGAGCTAACATACTTTCAGAAGGTACATAATCCTCCAGAACGGCGTAACCCACTATCTTTGACGCAGCTACATTTACTTCAGTGGATAAAACGGCATAGCCCACTAATTTAGAGGCATCTAAAGCATCAGGTGGAGATAAAACTGAATATCCAATTATTTTGGAAACATCTAAGGGACCAATAGCCATAAGCTTTCCTTATTTTTATACTATTTCTTTAGAGCGAAGTACTACCTGTAATGCTTCTATTTCAGCAGGAGTAAATCGATTATTTGTGATTGGATTTTCCTGATAAAGTTGCTCAACCGTTTCAAAAACGCCACCCAATTCATGGGTATCCGAAACATCTACTTCTGAATTGGTTTTTACTCCTACTTGTACTCTAACACCCCCAATACCATCAGTAATTCTGGTAGCAATTTTTACTCCTTTACAGATAAAATCACCTGTCGGCATCCCTGTCAGATTGCACATGAAATCTTGATCAAATTGATCGGTATAAATCAGATCGGCATCACTGTTTGTTACTTCATCCACCGCAGTATAAGCCCCTGTCCAATCATTAGTATCTCCAGCAGCATTAGGTGCTAAAGTTTTTAATGACATTAACCGGGTATCTTCATCTGCTACAATAAATTCAGATAAACAGGCTGCACTGGCTAAAGTAGATCCATAAATACTAAAATGTTGAAAATTAGTAACGTCTGGTAGCCTTAAATCTCCAGTATATTCAACAAGTAAAGTTCCCTCAAGATAAGCTCGAAAAATTCCTTCTTCAGCATACTTAATATATAAATCAAGTGGTTTACTACTACCATAAGCTAAAGAAGCACCTGTTTCTGTAGCTAATGTAGTCCATACTCCTGCTATTCGTTTTCTTAAAACAGCTTGGCCTACTGTTTTTCGTAACCAAAGCCCTGAACTAGTAATAGGATCATCTAAACCAAATAAAAGTGTGTCACTTGTTGATGTAATAGAAGTATTAAGGTAACAACGACTATGTACCCATGCCTCTGTAACAGGACCATTTGGGAAAGGATTGGAATAACAATAATTACCAAGATATAATCCACATCTTGCATAGTTAGAATTAAAAACAGAACTAGTGCTTACCAAAGGACTATTAATTCCATATTTAAAATCAACATCTTCCCCCCCACACCAAAGAATACTCATAATAATTTACTCCTATTTTAAAATATAAATCATCTATTACAAAATTTTTTACGATGTTCTTGAAGTAGGTGTTGTTAACTCCCTAATATTTAATTCCAAAGATACTTCAAATCGATATGCCTGATCTTCTAATGCTGCTTCAATATATTCGCCATTTAAATCAGTAACGTACACAATATAAGCTTTAGCCGCTGTTTGATCCCATACAACAGGCTCTTGTGATAAATACATAGTTCTTAATTGTGCATATTGCGTAACAGTCATCCATTTCCACCAAAGAGTGACAACTGTTCCTTCAAGAAAAGCAGGCCATTGAAACAGAGCACTTCCAGAATAGGTATTAACAATTGCAGCTGTTTTTTTAGAATCAGGAAGAGTCACTTTTAATGGATTCAATGGAAAAATATATCCACCTAATCCTTGCATAAATATTGCCATTATCGTGCATACTCCTTAATAGTTCTAAGAACAACCTGTTCCACTTCAGATTGCAACCTTCCTGACAAATGCTGCTGTCTTGGTTCCAATGCTTGAACATTAACAGGTACACTTACACTTAGATTAGACCGTTCTTGTGTGATATCTTTTACCATTTTATGCAGGGATTCCAAAATTTTTTGTTCGTAATGTACTTCTTTTTTAGCAACTACACGTTCTCCCTTTTGTAAAATTGCAGGAAATTCATCATTCATAAGACCTTTATGAAGTTTAGGAACAGCAAACTTTCCAGCAGGAAGTCCATTATGGAATTCAGAAATTTTGGTAGAAGTTACCTTGCCTGGAGTTAGTCCTTTATGTGCAGTTGTTGTTTGTCCTCCCCAATTAGGAGCAGTTGCTCCCCCCATACCAGCAGCAACTCCACCAAATACAGCAGGCATCAACCAAGCTAAACCTCTTCCAACAGCTTGCTGCATTAACAATCTACTGATCTCTTTTAAAATATCACTGATAAAAGATTTCCATTCAAGCCGACCAGTTTCAAAAAAATCCATGAATGCATCAGATAATCCATCTAATGTGTTATAAGTTGCAAGTTCTACAATTTCCCACATACTTGGCACATCATTGACAAATCTTCGCATTCCATTCTGTAAAGCATCTTCTAAATCATTGATATCATCAATAGTTTTACCTTTCCAATCAGTAATGGTCCTGTTGAAATTATTAAATCGCCACTTTTCAGGTGTGGTCTTTTTTTCTTCTCCAAATAAAGGTTGGGGTTCATAATTTTTATATCCATCTTTATCTGTGCCTGACATATAATTATAACTTGCAGGTTTTATTCCACCTGAAGTTGCATCATATTCAACAGTAACTTTATGCTGTGATTCAGTTGAAACTTTATCCAACTTTTCATGTAGTTCTTTTACTGATTCAAATTGATCAAGGTTTTCAATATCAAGTTTATGAATGGAAGTTGTCTTTTTATAAATGGTACTTAACTGATCATGAAGTTTTTGAATTTGTGCAATTTTATCAATGTCTTCTTTTTGAGTCTCAACATTGATCTGTGTTTTTACTGAAGTTTGAAGTTTCTCAATGGTTGTTTTTAAAGTTGTGATTTCTTTTTGAAGTGTTGCAACTAATTGTTCTAATCCTTTTTGATCTGTTCCAGTTTTTCCTACAAAATCAACAGTAACATCACTATGAATATTTTCAGTTGCCTTTTTAATACCCTTTAAATCAGACTCTAACTTTTTACTTTTTTCTTTTACATGATCAAAAACTTCAGTGATGGGTTCTTCAAGAAATGGACTAAGACCTTTTTTCATCCGCATTAAAGCATGATCAATGGCCTTATTCATAATTGCTTCAGGAATTTCTGTTGAATTAACTACTTTTTCAATCTCTTCTTTTGATAAAGTTGGAACTAATAAAGGGATCTCCACTTCTTTATTATCAATATTAACTGTCACAGATAATTCTGTACTGATATGCCCATCTGAAGATAAAATTTTTCCAAGAAATCCTTTCCCTTTAGGAGTTCCATCAGCCCTAAATCCATAAGGAGTATTCACTTGAACATCTAAATTAATGGGTGTTTTTTCTAAATCTTGTACCTGTTGTTTAAAATTTATAAGAGATTCTTTTAATTTTGCAATATTTTGAATAATTGCATTTGAACTTCCTTGTTCCAACCATTGTACAGTAATTTTACTAACATCACTGGTATTGAATTCTGTAATGGATTTTTTAACTTCTTCCAAAGCTTTAAGAAAATTAAAAGTTTCCAGAAAAATTTCAATTTTTTGGATCTCTTTAATATAAGCTGCAAGAGAATCTAATTCAGCTTTTAATCCATTAAGGATTTGGTTATAAGCAGCAGCTTGTCTTTGCAAAGATCCCATCTGCTCTGCTTCTTGTTGTTTAATTTCTAATAAAGTTTGATCATGTTCTTTTTCTCTTTCTGTTTTAGATTCTTCCCCTGCTCGTTTTGCTTCTTCAATTTTTTTATCTGTTAATTCTTTTTCAAGATCAATGTGCTCTTTATTCCATTGCATTTTTAAATCAAGAGTGGCTTTTTCATCTTTAATAAATTCTGCAACTCGATTGTGTTCTTTTACAATTCTACCTTCAATAGCATTTGATTCAATAGCAGAAAGTTGATCCAGATATTCTTGTGCTCTTTCAAGATCATCATTTGCAAGGGCTTGTTTAAAATTATAATAAGCAACTTCCCGTAATTTTTTGACATGGTAAACTTTTTCTTCATCACTAAGTTGTTCCATTACCAAATCAATACGGTTTTGATTTATTTCACGGATACGTTTGTTTAAATCCTTTTGAATTTTTTCTATATTTTTGGCTACATCTTTTTCAATTTGTTCCAGATCCTTTTTAAGATCCTCTTGTGCTTTTTTTCTATCTTTATTGGCTTGTTCATGGACCTTTCGTTGATCAGCAAGATTACTTTTTAATGCAGATAATATGGAATCATAAGAACTTTTACGTTCTTTATATTCTTCTGTGTATAATTCTTTTTGTGTTCCAAGATAGGTTTGATAAGCATCTTCTATCCCTTCTTGCATGATACCTTCCATCTCTTTTGGTAAATCACTCCATAAATAGAGTTGGGCATCATACAAATTTCTTGCAATTTGATGTTGTTCTTTATAAAAATCCTTAATAGTAACATCCATATCACCATAGATACGTTTTATACTATTGGCATAACTTGTTGCATATTTATCTAAAGCGGTTAATTCGCTTTGAAGAAGGGACATTCGTTTATCATAGGCTCTGCGTGCCATTTCCGATTGAACTGCATACGGTTTTGCCATCAGTTCACTGGATTTACGAACGTATTCCGTTTGATCTTTTATCAACTCTTTTTCTAAGCTTTCACGGCGTAACTCTACTAATCTATCAATATGTTCAGCAGTTAATGTTTCAATTTCTTCATTTAATTTTTCTAAACTTTCTCTGTATTCTTGAAGATTTCCTGCTGATTCAATCAACATTAATCTACCGGACTCCCCTAAAACATTCCAAAGCCCTAACCATTTAGCTTTTGCTTCATCAGGAAAATCTCCAAGCAATAATTGAAAACCCACTTTAATATCTTTGAGATCTACACCAACTTTTTTTGCAATCTCCTGCATTTTTTTCAAAGCACTGTATGTTCCAATAAACATACGTTCCGCAGCAGGACCTAATTCAACAATAGCTTTTAATTGTTCTTCATAATGCTGTGAAGATTCTGTAACACCATCATAAGAAGCTTGTACTTGATCAGTATTAAAAGCCATTATTGCAGCTTGTCGGGCATATTCACGTTCTGTTTTTGTTGCTTTGGCAGTTTCAATACTTGCTTTTTTAATGGCTTGTTCACGTTTAAAAAGAGATTCCGTCATGGATTGAACGGCAGTAATAAAACCTCTGCCAAATCCAATCATCCCCCACCATTTCTTTTTATTTTCTTCCAAATTTTTATTATAAAGAGAAATTCCATCAGCACTTTTTTCCACAACATCAATGTTGTTTTTAAGTGTGACACTATTTTCTTTGATCAACATATTGATGTTTTTAAAATGAGTTGCTGCTCTTCCTAAAAATTCTTCCTGCTTTTCTCTGGAAACTTCTTTTAATTGTGAAATAAATCCAGCAAGGTTTGTTTCAGCATCCCTTGCTTGTTTCCCAAGTTCAGGAAACTGTTCGATAATACGTCCTTGTATCCTATAAAATTCAGCACTTCCCTGTTCTACTTTTGATAACTGTTCAGCATATCGACCATAATCATCTGCTACTTGTTTTGCAGCAATGGCATTTTCTTCATTGGCTTTGATCTCATCATATTTTATTTGTTTCAATTTATACATTGCAATTACAAGAGAAGCAACGGCAGCAGCAACAAGTAATAAAGGATGTGCTTTTAAAGTGAGCCATAAATTACGAACAGCAACATTAGCAGCAGTTACCATTGTGGATAAAAAGCCTGCCTGCATTGCTGTATCTTTAACCCGTAAAGCAGCAACACCACTTTGAGTACTTAAAAAATTTAGATTAGCAGCAGCATTTGCAACTTTTTGTCTAAATAAATCAAAAGCAGCACTGACAATTCCTACAGATGTACCCATGTTCATTAAAGATTTTACTGATTCACCCATAAATTTAAACAAGGCGACTGATACTAACATCCTTAATGCCCAATTTAATGCCATAATTGCAGCAGTTAAAGCAGCAACAGCAGCAACATATTTAACAAATTCATACTTGAATATTTCAGTAAATAAATCAGCCATGAACCTAAGACCATCTAATACCCCCATAATAGCAGGACGAAAAGTACTACCAATTTCAATGGCTAATAATCCTAATTTATCTTTTAAATTCTTAGCTGAAACTTGCAATCCCAACATCTGAATTTCTGCCATTTTTGCGGCAGTACCTGCTTCAGAAGCTTGATCAACAAAAAATTCTATATCATCTCCAAGAGTTGCAAGCACCAAAGCAACGTTTGCCCCTCTAAGACCAAACCCTTGAAAAGCTTTATCAACATCTCCACCAAGAACTTGTGCTAAATTATGTACAACTGTTATGAATCCTTGCCCACCTGTTTTTGCATTCTGTGCCTGAATATTAAAATCATCAATGGACATCCCGGCTTTTGTCATTTGCTGTTTTAAAGCAGTAGTTGGTTTAAGTAAACGTGCCAGTACCTGTCGAAAACCTGTACCAACTGTCGAAGCTCTAATACCTGCATTAGATAAGACCATGATCGCAGCAGCAGATTGTTCAAGTGAAACCCCTGCACTATGAGCAATGGGTCCCAAATAGTTCATGGTCACATTTAATTTATCAATTGTAGTTTTGGATTTATTAACAGCATTTGCAAAAACATCAGCAACTCTTGCTGATTCAGATGCATCCAAATGAAAAACACGAAGAGTAGTTGTCAGTAAATTTGCAGATTCAGTTAAAGAAGACAAAGTTCCAGTAGCTAAATTTGCTACTGCCTGAATGGTTTGTACAGATTCAGCAGCAGTAAAACCGGCCTGACCAATATAAATCATTGCCTCACCAATTTCTGATGCAGAGAATTTGGTGGTGGTTGCAACTTTTTTCATGACTCGTTCCATGACGCCTACTTCACCAGCAGTTGCCATAGTAATAGCCTGAAGATTTTTTAAAGATTGGTCAAATTCAAAAATTGCATTTTTTGCAGAAATAAAAGTTGTCATCAAAGCATAAACAGCAGATCCTGCTACCATATAGGAAGCAGTTACCCTGAGTGCTGCATACACTCTACTTAATGCACCATGTACTGCTCCGATCTGTCTCCCAACAGTTGCATAATTTCCAGCAAGTTTTTCAGTTGTCACTAAACTTGTTTTACCTTGCTGATCTACTTTAACCTGAGTCTGTAACCATCGGCCACTCGCTTTATCTAATTGTTGGATTGCGCCATTAACAACACGGTACTCAGTTCCAAGTCCTTTTGTAATAGTACCCAACTGTTTACTATTATTCATCAGACTGACAAGTTGCTGTTCAGTTAATTTAGACTGAATACCTGTTTGCAACATTGCTTCATATACTTTTGAAAAAGCAAGTCCTGTAGTTCTTACTTCATGAGCAGCAGTACGGGAAGTAACACCTAAACTGAGTAATCCACGTTTATAAGCATCTTGTAATGGTCCTGTAATTTTTAATTTTTCAGATGCTTTAGCTATATGTTGTGAGAAAGCAGAAACACCTACACCTGCTTTATCCAATGAAGTTTTATAATTTGCTAAAGTAGATTGGGCTAAAAAAGTTGTACTTTGATAGGAACTTATTTTCTTTTCTGCATCTGCATATTGTGAACCACTTTTAGCCATAGTGGTCATCTGCTGTCTTACATCAGCAGTTAATAATTTGGATTGTCCATAAGCATCATCCCATGCTTTTGACAGTAACCGGGCATTCTTATTGGTATACCCATAAGTATCTGCCAGATTCCTGATAATTTTTTCATGACCTGATCCTTCTTTTGCAACTCTTTGAATAAGACCTTCCATCCGGTCATATCCTTTAGAAAGAATTCCCATTTGAGAAAGTTGGTCACGGGTAAGGCGTGATGCATCTAATCCTTGTTTATTGCTGATCTGAAATGCATTCCCAACTTGTTTGATACCATCTGCTGCTTTATAAAACTGAACAGCATCCATGTTTTTTGCCAAATCAGGATACAGTCGTTTGTATCTTTCAACGGTATCAAAGGTTCTAAGGAAATCTTTTCCGAGTTTTGAATTTTTCTCACTGACATCTAATGCTGTATACCCAACAGACTTCAATCCTTTTTCAAAAGTGGTAAATTGTGCAGTATTTTTTCCATAAGCATTAGCAGCATTAAACATTAATTTTTGATGGGCATTCATGGTTTTGGTTAAATTTACCAAAGTACCATTCTGAACATCCCATGTATTATTCAATTGCTGATTTGCTAACCAAATTTTTCCCTGAGTAGTGACAATACCTTCTGCACGTTTCAGATATCTTTGACCTTCTACAGTATTTTCACCAACTAACCTAGCCTGATCTTTCCAACGTGCCGATAACTGTGCAGATTTTTGATCCAGATCACTGACAACTCCAGGCAATTTATCCATCATAGCAGAGTTATGAGAATAGGATTTTGCCAGATTATTAAACACACCTATATTTTCTTTATTGGTTGCTGTTACTTTAGAAAGGGCTTTATGATATGCATCATAGTTTTTAGACAGAATTCCTAAAGACTGTGCCTGTTTTTCAGTATACCCGGTAAGTTCCATTCCACTTTTATTCAGAACTTGTATCCTGTTTCCAACAAGTTCAATATCTCCACGCATTGCACCAAGAGCAACAGAAGTAACATCAAGTTGTTTTGCCAACTTGGGAAACTCCCCACCCATTGCACCCGACTGTGCTCTTAAATGTCCAACGGCTTTTGCTGCTTTATTGGTTGTTTCATACCAGGAAGTTACTGCTTTTTCAGCTTGTCCATAGGCAGTTGATTGATTCACTCCCATACGTTTTGCAGTTTCAATACTGGCTTTACCCTGCTGATCTACTGCAACCTGAGTCTTTAACCATTTATTGGTAACATCATCAAGTTTGTATAATTCTCCTTTTCGAAGGGAATAAGTTTTGTTTAATCCTTCAGTAGCTTCCTTTAAAAAACCTGTGTTTGTAGTCAACTGTGTCAATTGATTTGCAGAAAGACCTGCTCTTGCCCCCATAGATAAAAGGGATTCATACACTCTGGTAAAATTTTGTCCCAAAGATTTCAGTTGAATTCCAGTTGCATTGGATTCTAACCCAATAGATCTCATTCCCTGAACAAATGTTTGTTGCAAAGGTTGTGTCAGATTTAACTTGTCAGTTGTCTGTTGAACAAACTGTGTGAATTTTGATACACCAATTCCTGATCGTTTGATTGCAGCATCATAATTTTCAGCAGTTCTTTGTGCTACAAATTGTGCAGTGGAAACTGTTTTAAGCTGTTCAGACAATTTATTATATTGATCTGATCCTATGAGGACTGCATCACGTTGTTTTTTTAATGAAGAAGTAAGTCGTGCAGATTCAGAATCAGCATCTTTATATGCCTTACTTAATAGATTAGCATTTTGAGTGGTTCCCCCATATTTTCTGGAAAGATCACTGATAACTTTTCCGTGTTCAGCACTGACATTTGTTACTCTTTGAACCAATCGTTCCATATCAGTGTAACTTTTTGACAAGATCCCCATTTCTTGGGCATGTTGTCTGGAACTTTTAAATGCTTTCAAACCAATATCACTATGAACTTTAAATACAGTTCCAGTTTGTGTGATGGTCCTGTTTAATTTTGCCTGATGAACATCAACTGCTTTTATATCTTTGGTTAATTCTGGATAGGCTTTACGATAATGATCAACTGCTTTTACAGTTTCAAGAAAACTATTTCGTAAAGTTCTGGTATGCTTAGTAGAATCAGTTGCATTATAACCAAGGGTTTTAAGCCCTTTTGCATATTCTTTTAATTGAGAAGAACCTTTTCCAAACACTCCAGCAGTTTCAATCAATGCTTTTTTATGATTGGAAATATTCTTAGTGGTATTAATTAGCCGGTCATTTTGAATTTTATAAGTACCATTTAACAAACCAGTTGCAACTTTTAATTTATTTTGTTCTGAAGCAACTAATTGTGCCTGACGTAGATACCTTTGACCTTCTGTTGTATTTTTACCGACAGTATTTGCAAGATTTTTATATGAAGCAGAATATAAACCTGTTACCCGATCTGCATCATTGGTTACTTTTGCAAGTTTAGTTAAAGCTAAACTGTTACTGTCATAATTAGTTGCAAGTGATTTGAAAACATTGACATTTTCTCTGGATTTATTGGATACTTTAGAAAGTTGATCATTATAAACACTATAATTTTTTGACAGAATTCCCATGCGTTCTGCTACTTTTTCATGTATGGGAAGTGCTGCTAAACCTTCTTTATTTAAAACCCTAACTCTGTTTCCAACAATTTCAATATTACCTTGCAATACACCATAAGCAACAGCAGATGTACTAATTGTACCTGCAATTTTTCCTAACCCTGAATCTGCCATTGATACTCTTGATCGTAATGAATCAACAGCAGAAGCAGAAGTAGTCAATGTTTTTCCCCAATGAACAACTTCTTTGTTTGTTTTACCAAAAGACGTTCCTAAAGTTTCAATGGCCTTTTGATGTCCGATACTTTGTGTGGATGCTTTATCTACAAGTTTATGATACAGATTGTAATCATCATTAAGTCGGGATAACTGTTTTCTGGCAATTTCATTAAACCCGACTTCTTTCATTACCTGTTCATTTTTAAACCGCAGTTCATTGCCTACTGTTTTAATATTGCCAGCAAGCAAATGATTTTGCATAGCAAGTGCTTGGGCATTTGAACCTGCTTCATCAAGGGAAGTTGTCCATTTGGGCATATCAGAAGCATTCAATCGCTGCATCTGAACTTGTAAACCAGCAAGTCCTTTTGTAAATTCAGTAGTTCTTCTTACAGTTTCTCTTAATGCAAATTGCCCGACTTGAACTGACTTGGATCCATCTTCAGATGTAGTTATAAATTCTCTTTGTTGTTTATTGGTTTCCATTATGGCTTTTGCATATCCTTGCATTACCCTTTGGATACCAACAACTTCAGTATTTAAATTAGGAAAAAGATGATTTAATGCTTCTAATAAATTACCAGATTGATTAATAGATTTTGAAAAAGATTCAAATGCTTTGGAAGTATCACGAACTGCAACTGATTGACGACTACCAACAGCAACATGTTCTCTCGTTTTTTCTACCATTTTGGACATAGCCGTACTGGTAGCAGTAGATGCCGTCTGCATTTCTTTTAAAACTTTTTTGACATTCTCATCAATTGCACGAAAGAATATATTTATATTGGTATCAGTCATTTCTTTTTCTTCCTAACGCTTAATGGGTTCTTATCTTTACCTGCCCATTTGGACCATTTACTCATCATCTTTTGTGTTAATTCATCACGTTTTTCAGGTGACATCTTTGAATAGGCAGCAGGATCTCCAAACAACAATGCAGGTTGATTATCATTTGAAACTGTTGTCTGTACAGTTGAAGTTGTCACTTGTTCTCCATCTTGTGCATCAAGATTTATGCCATGAATCATTGCATGAAATTTTAACTCTCCGTTTTTTCGTTCTTTACAGCATTCATATAAGACTCTAACTTGTCCGAAGGTAAGTCCTCCCTCTCGATAACTGAGTCTAAAGAAGTGTTCAAGTCTGTATTGGCTATAGTATTCAAGGATTGTGGTGATAACCTCATCGAAGGTACTTCCGGGATCGGTTCTGTCTGAATCGGTTTCCAGTGCTGCTTCACTTTCTCGATGAGGCTTTTCCCGTTTTTTAAGGATGTCTCATAATTTACAGTCCAAATAATATCTGCAAATTCAAGAAACTGATCATTGGTCATTTTATTTGTGACTTCTTTTGCTTCCTGTAATTCCATATCACAAACAAGTGTAATGATAAGTTCAATATTTTTTTCAATTTCTTTTACAAAGGCAACAAAAAATTGACTCTCACTTGCATTTCCCTGACTGAAGGTATCAAGACTTTGCAAAATATTTGCAATCAGGTCCGCAACTTTGAATTGGTCTGCCATTGAAAGGGGATACATAGGAAGGGTTTGAAGTTCTCGTTTTCCGTACTCAATTTCCCTGATCTTGGGATTCAATTTACTTTCTAACATGAAGCTTTCCTTTCATAAGGATTGAGTAACTGCCCCAAGTTGATTTGGGGCAGTCAGTTTAAACCATTAACAAATTAGGAGGTAGGTTCTCCGGTTCTAAAAACAATAGTACCAAGGGGTTTTTCATCCCATACTGCATCACCACCAGTAGACAAACCAGAATCAGCACGTTTTGCCTCAAAGGTAATAGGAACAGCAGCAGCATCTTCAGCCTGAAGTTCAATAGCCATAGAAGAAACCACGTTTGCTCTCGGAAAAATGATAACCATCTGAGATTCACGATTCGGAAAGGTATAAACAGCTTCCATCCTGATAAAATCAGGAGAAGACAGACCACCAAGTCCAATTTCATCATCGTATTCATCAATATCAGCAGGATCAATACCACGAGCAAGTGCCAAATTAGCAACTGAAAGTTCTTTAAACGCACATTCCAAAGAAGCACGTTCACGAATAGGAAGTGACAAGTCTTCCAAAAGGGGGAAACCAGATTCCAGTCTCCAGAATTCAGTCTCACCATTAAAAGAAGTGTTTGCCAATGCACCAATAGAATCACTAACAGCAAGGACTCCATTATCATTTGCAATGTTAGTTGCTGAAGCTCCCACACGAATCTGAGCAAGGCCAAGTGCTACGGCATGTGGATTAATTGTGATCGGACCAGTTCTTGTAAGTGCCATAATTTAAATCTCCTTTTTAAAATCAAAAAAATTAATAATTTGAGTATGATCACAGGTTCCCCGAAGACATTTCATTTTAATGTTTCCATGAATCATAATATCTACCGGAGTTCTCCCATTTACACCTTTACCAAACCTGAACCTGAATAATCCATTTGGTAATTGTTGAATGAGATTCTTTCCACATTTCTCACACTTAATAAAGATCAGATCGTTGCTGTCCATTTTAATGATATTGAGATCCTTTTAAATTTTGTTTCTTCTTTGGTAGTGAGTTGTTCTGATTCACCAAGATGAAACACCTGCATGTAAGTTAATAAATCCCATTCTACAGGTGCAGGGTAACTACGATAAAATGGGATTGCCATTGTTGTTTCCAATAAACTACGAACGGTATCTCGAAGTTGTGCAAGTTTATACCCTTCCATATCTCTTCTGGAACAAACATAAATGGCAGGGTATGCTGTAATAAGTGGGGAGTTTTCTACAATACCACCGGATACTACTGAAATCCAACGGTCTACTCGTTCATCGGTAATACGAAAAGATTCTTGAAAGATTTCTGGAAAATTGATCATCTTATCAAAAGTTACAGGAATGTTTTCTTTTCTATAAATATTATCAACAAAATATTTTTTTATTGAATCTTTATAATTAGATTCTCTTGCTAAAGGGCTTAGTGACATTACCTGTATCCTTTAAGATAGTTTCAACTTCATCAAAAAACTTATCCATAAAATCCAAGGCTTCCGTATCTTCTGGTGTTTGTTCTGGTTTTGCCATTAAAAGCGTAGAAACTTTTTTTAACTTGATTAATTCTTCCATTGAAAATTCAATCAGGAAGTAAATATCTCTTGGTGCAATATCAATTACTTTCATTTATGTCTTTTCACTCCACCATGCTTCTTTAAATGGCTTGATAAACTCTTCAACAACTGTATCATTATAATTGTTTCGCATTAATTTATTTAAAGAATACCGTAACCAAGGACGCCCCGGTTGAACACTTTTAGTTCTAACAACTCCAAACTCATACCAACTTGCATACTCGGAAAGATTCGCCATTGTTACAGGGTTTTGAATATAAGTTCCAAACAAACCATGAGAAGCGTCACTATACCCAACAACCCAACCTTTTCTATCACCAGACCTGAAAAATGAAAGACCCTTGTACATTGTCCAAGTCATAAAACCTGGATCAGTATCCAAACCCTTGTTGTATTTCCATTTACGGTACTTATCATTTAATTTTTCTGGATTGTATTCTTGTGTTTCTAAAGCATCTCTTGCAATATCAACAAGTTGTCTTGCAAGGGACAGACACAATCTTCCTCCACCTTCTTCAGCAGCATAAAAAAAAACACGGGTAGACTGTTCTGTTGGAATCTTTAGAAAATCGTTAACCTTCTTTTTTCCGAAAAAAAACTCAGCATTTAGTTTTAACATGCACCAAACCTCTTGTTCGGTAGCAAAGGAAACGTGGTGGACTCTTTCCACCAGTTTCTTGAAGTTGCCACTATCTCACATCAGCAGCAGCACTAAAGATATTTACATTCTCAAAACGATTAAAATCAACACGTTCAAGTTTTAAATCGATATATGGAATTTCTCTCCAATGTAAAACAGGATCATATTCATCTGCTTCAATTGGATTATTATCTGTATTATAATTAGTTAAACTAATAAACATTTGATAAGTATCAGGAATTAAAACAGTTTCTCCTATTGCATAAGATGTTAATTCATTCCAAAACTGCCAAGTTCCTAGATCCTGTTGAAAAATTCTTAATCGGCTCAATGTGGGAACATCGTACCAACCTGAAAAATAAAGTTCAGCAGATGTTGATGCAAATTGTTCCCATGTATACTGTAAAGTTATTGCCCGATCAAAGGCTTGTTTATCATAAAGCAGGAAAGGGATTACTTCAGTATAAACATGTTCCCAACGCATAGTACTTCGATATTGCTGGTCCCAATCATCTGCATCTACTTGTTGTAAAATAATCCCTTTCCTGTTGCATTTATATAAGAAAGCAACATATTCAATTACCTCATCTTCAAAACCTTCAGGATTAATTGACATAACCAGATAAGATAATCCCGTTTTTACACCAGTAAGAATATCTCCCGGTTGAATTGCTGTATTATAACGTAAACTTCCTTCAGACAAAAATTCACGGATAAAAGGTTGGGACACACGATATGGAGTAGAGATCTCAATTTTTTCTGAAACAGTTGCAACATTAGGACGAATAACATTTACAGTCATTCCTAATTCTTCTAAAACATCCTCGATATCTGCACCAATACTCATACGTCTGCTTCTTTCGGTGTAAAGTTAACATAGTTGGAAAAATCATAAGTTCTGTCTTTTCCAAATACATCATATGAAAACCCGGCATCAATCTTGGTCCCGAATAAATGATTCGGTGGAGCATCCAGAAAATCCAACCAATCTTCTTCTAATGCCCTTTCATATTCTTTATCTAAAGTTTGAATTATTTTATGATAATGATCAAAACGATGATTTAACCGAATCTGTTTGTACTGAAACCTGTTTGCTGATTCAATATAGAGAATAAAGAGGGCATGGCGTTTTGCCCTCTTTATTGTCCAACTTGCACGAATATACTCAGTTATCGGGAGAGAATAACCAAGTTCAGCTAATGCTTCTTCAGCAGCAGCAGTGTAACCTTCTTCAGTTAAAAAAGATGATGAGGTTCCCATCCCTACTTGTACTCGAACAATTATGTCGTTTAAAGTAGTTAACATTTTATTCTACCTTTTTCTTACGTCCTCTGCGTTTCTTTGAACTTTCATCATCTGTATCTTTTTTCTTTCGTGTCCTGCGTTTCCGAACCGGCTCATCTTCTTCTTCCTGTTCAGGTTCTTCTACTTCTTCTTCCTCTTCAGGTTCTTCTACTTCCTGTTCAGGTTCAGGTTCTTCTTCAATATCATTAGGATCAGCTTGCATCACACCATCCCGCCAATATTCTTTTTCAATTTCTTCTTTTACTTCTTCAACAGGTTCCACATAACGATCAACTTCAATCATTATTTCTTCCTGTTTTGGTTCAGGTGTTTCCATTGTGAAATCATCTATTTCCACAACTTCATGTTTTATTTTATCTTCAAGCACCTGAACCAATGGTGTTCCTATTTTTCTCTGAATAAAACCAGGAAACGGTTTATATTCATCGGTAAAAATTGCTCCTTTGGGAAGTACTCTTCCTTTTGCAAGTTTAAGATTTACCATCAACATTACTTTCATAAATTCTCCTTGGAGTTGCATTGTATATTATTTAATAAGGCGAACTCACCAAATTGTTTACGTGCTTCTTTGTTGTATACCTGTGCTGCTCTTATCTCAGATTTATAAGATCCTATGTATTTACCTGCTAACTGAACAATCCAACGATTTCTGTTTTTAGTAACTCCTTTGTATCCTTCTTTTTTACGTTTAGCACTATTCATAGAATTTTCTGAAGGAGTACAAAATCGAAGATTACTTTTCCGATTATCTAAAGTATCTCCATTGATATGATCAACATGTTGTGTTTTTGTACGATCACCTGTAGGACTAATTCCCATAACCAATTGATGAAGAGCAACTCTTGGTTTAATTGTATCACTATACACCAAATGTCGAACAATTCCATTTTTTCGTTTATGAGAAATTTTGTACCATTTGTAATCTTTAATTAACAAATAATCATCAGCATCAACAATGGCTTTTAAACCATTAAAGTTACCATATATATCTGCTAAATAAATAAAACAATTTACATCTTCCATTACAAACTTATTAGGATCTTTTTGACTGCGACCTGTACTGGTAATTTTTCCATACAAAGACCATTGTCGATAATGCCGTTGACAAACTTCTTTTGGTTTCCCATTTAAATCAATTAAACAAATAGAAGGTTTTGAGCATTTCTGTATTTCACAAACCCCTTTAGGAAGAACAGATACTTTTTTTACTGTATCAGGAGTACCATAACGATACACCCTTTTATAATGCATCGTACAATAACCAAGTGCTTCTACATTTTTAAAACATCCAGAAATTTTACAATCTACATGTGTGTTTCTTTCCCTGACTAAAATCTTTTCAGGATCACCATGTCTACGAAAACGTCCGTAATGTTTAATGCAAAAACCTTTAGTTCCTGCTATGGTTTTACAACCTTCCACTTTACATACCTTCTCTTGTTTCATTTTCCAACTCCCTCTTTTTAATGGGTTAAAAGTTAGAGGGAGTATATCAGTTAATTTCTATAATTGTCAAGCGTTAAGATTCGGATATTGCTGTGTCGGACGAAACTGTCAATACGACCGATGTGTCCGGTGCATACAATACAGGTAGTCCTTTATTCTGAATCCTGAGCCAAATACCATCAGGGTCCCATTCCAGTTTGGTATCAGCATACATACCCCATACACGTTCAACCATAAACGGAGCTTTCATAAACTCAGCAATTTTCTGTCCATTGCCATCAGTGGTATTGAACATGAAGAAAGTATGATCATCAATAAATTTTTTCCGCATGATCACTTTATCCCGATTTGCCCTGAGATTTGTAGATGGATTGGGATCTGCATCATTTATTTTAGTTACAGTAATTGTTCCGTTTACTTTATCCACAGAAGCAATCTTGTAATCGTACCAAGTATTGTGCTGATTCATGACAACACAACGGGCTTTTCCACCAACTTCAAAATCGGATACATCATCCAAAGTCAAAGTCAGTCCTGCACCACCACTGATAGAAGTAATCCATCCCTGTACTTCATACAGTTCATCATAAACCATAATGTTACCCACACCAATCAAAGCACCAATAACACCAGCAGGATTTTTAAACAGATCACCATCTCCAAAAGCACTCTTAGTCAAAAGAGCTTGCATACTCGTATCAAGCATAAGAGTTTTCAAAACAGTAGAATTACACATGGCATATTCAACACCAACTCCTGCATCATCAGACAAAAGAGTTTTGGCATCAAAAATATCTTCAATAGTATTTCTTGCTGAACCACCATCCCATCTACGGGTATCATCCAAAGTAATAAAATGACTTTCAGGAATACCATAACTTACTGAAATCTTGGTCCCACCCTGCATCAAATAAGTCATCGTACCTTTAGTCAGCATCTGTGCCATCATCCACTCTTTTCTACGATCACATCTGAATCGAATTTTCTGTGCGCCTTTGGCAAGTTGTCTGGCAGCCGTTTGATAAGTAGCATAAGAACCAGGTTCTCTGAGATTGTTCAGGAACACTTCATCAAAAAACATTTTCTCTTTCCAAAATGCTGCCTTTGCATTTGCATGACTGATACCATCAATTCCCACAGAAGGTGCAACAGAACCGGGGGCAACAAAAGGAGTCATCCCACCAGAACTATATTCAATTTCCCATTCAATAGAATCTGAAGGATAATCAGCTTCTGGAAACAAATTACTGAAAAACATATTTGGGGCTTTATCAAACTTACTGATCAGCTTATTCAGTGTCGTAAGATGTAAAGCCGGAATTCCTTGTGAACCTTTCATTTAGATATCCTCCATTATTTCAGAATAAAAAATTGTCCGTCAACAATACCAAGTGCAGCAATCGCCGTATTGTCTAGATTAATCATAGAGTTTTTGTAAAGAACAGCATTGGATAAAACAACTGAAGTATTTGCACCCACTGCATCCTCACCAAAACCAGTATCAACATCCTGATCCAAAATGTACTTGGCAGTTGCTCCACCTTTGACAAAAAGAAACTCTCCTGCATTCAATGCAGAATATTCATCAACTGTGATGGTATCGTAATAATCTCCAAAAGTAATAGCTTCTACAGTAATATCTACAGTTTGCCCTACTTCACGAAGAATATCATCAACTGTCAGAATACCACCATATCCTTTAGGAATTTGAATCTCACCATCATTTACTGCCAAAATGGGAATACATCCAAGAGCAGAATCAGCCCCTGCAACTACAGTTGCCGGAACATACGGAATACACATACTATCTGCATCAACTGCAAGAACAGTACCTGCCTTTAACTGTCCAAAACCTTTTTTACAGGTCTTATCAATAATCAATGCTTGTTCTCGCCGTGAATGAAACAGTCGTTTAATCCCCGGACCTTCAGGATATCTGTTCATTTGTGGGGTGCTTCCCCCAAAACTACCTAAAAAAGTCATTTTATGTACCTCCTAAAATAAATTATTTTACAAAGTTAAAAATTTTATCTGCTTCTGTTTCAGCATCTTCATCAGTGAAAGCACTCTTTGCAGGTTCTCTTTTATACGAACCAGTCCCTTTAATCTTTACTTCATCAGTGACAAGTCCTTTCCAATCTGCAAACTCAGCAACCAATGCTTCTTTAAACTTGTCAACATCCAGAACATCTTCTGAAACAAAATTAGTATAAGGAACAAGTCGCTGAATCTTTACTTTAAACTCTTCAGGAAGTTCAGAAACTTCAAACTCCGTTTCAAAAATTCTTTCTGCTTCAAATTTTAATTCTTTTTTTCTTGCTGCACACAATTCAAGTTCCAGTTTTTCTAGACGTGCCTGCTGTTGATCCGTCATTTTGTTAGAATTTTCTTTCAATTCATTAATCTGTTTGACAAGTTCTGTTTTTTCTACAGTAAATTTATCTTCCAAATCTCTTGTAATTTTTTCCTGAATACCTTTCTGGATCTCAGCAAAAGCATCAGGCTCCTCCATTTTAAATTTTTCAATATCAAACATTTTAATCTCTCCTTTATCCTCTTTGTTTTTTTCAACTGTTTCCACAAAAAAAGTAATCTCTGCTTCATCCTTAAACGCTTTAGCTGATGTATTTGAATCTGCTCCAAACACACATACAGAACTTTCCTTTAACTCCCATTCTCTCCATACATGACCGGGACCTTTCAATTTAAAACCATTTACTTCTGTAGATGCATCTTCTGTTACTTCCTCAATTCTAGTAGGAACTCCACGAATAGAACATTGATATGGAAATCCTTCAGCAGATAATTTTTGAAATTCTTCTGATTCGGGAGTTGTCACAAAAGATGCATCAACTATTTCCAGTTTATTATCTTTAACACTGTACTTGTGTGCAATTCCAATCTTACGGGCAAGGCTGTGTTCTTCTAAAATTGGTGTAGAACTTTTTGGAATCTTCATACCTTTCAAATCAAATGCAACATTTCCCCAATACCAATGATTTTTAATAATGCCACCCGAATATGAAACCATAGTCAGTTTTTTCTTTTCCCCTTCAACTGCAAATACATTTACAGTTGCATCAGGATCTATGAAATGCAGTGCATCTCCTTTAACTTTTTTGGTTTGCTGTACCTTCATATTTAATAAACTCCTTATAGGATCTAATATCATCTCCGATTAACTTTTTTAAATATGTGCAGTCTGTATCATAAGTATAGAATTTTAGTCCACTTTTTTGTGCCTGTGTCAGTCCACAACGACCGGGCATATTTTTAATTCCGATAGCAATTGGTTGTTCTGGATCATAGATAAATTTCTTAATTGGTTTTTTACCAAAGTTAACACGGGCAGTACCTATACGTCTTTCAATAAAAGGTGGAAACGGTTTAAAAAAAGTCATTCCTTTTTTTAATGGACCCATTGGCGATTCAAATGGTTGAGTGACAACTACACATTTTCTATCTAAAACAGTACCTGTCTGTGTCCAGATTTGAGAATCAAGTAATCCTTTTTCTGCAAGTCCCGGTATTTGATAAACAGACTGACAAAGATCTTTCATAAAAGGAATAACATTTCGATTAAAAACTGTTTGATAAAGTGCAGGTTGTTTGGATTTATGCCGATAATTAAAACCAGGAAACTTTAAACTATAAAACACTAAAGAACCTACACCTACCATATCATATGATTGCAACCATTTCATCATTGTTTCTATATAAGTAGAATGATACCAGTCATCATCTTCAAAGATACAAATATTTGGTTGATTAATAACTTCAAGTCCTTCTAAAAAATTTAAACAAAGAGTGTGTTTAGGATCAGTAGATTTTGATTCTCTTCTTATATAAGTACTTTCAGCAGGTATTTCTTTTAAAGGAACTTTACCATCATCTATAATGATCCATTGTTTAACTGGAACAGTTTGTCGTTGCAACCATTTTTTACAAAGTTTAAACGCTTCAGGACGATCTCCGGTACATGTTATTGCTGTTACCGGATATGATTGTGGGATTTCAATTTTTGGTGGAGTGACAACAACTTCTTCTTTATAATTAGGTTCTGGTTTTCCATAACTGACAGCTAACGCTGTACTATATATTTTATCCTGCCAAAAAATTTTATAGTTTTGTTTAAACACATCTGTAATAAAATTATAATCTGCACCCTGATTGATACAAAATTTTGATGCATGTTTTTGATATACTTCTTTAGTGACAACAAAATTTGCCATATCAATATGAGCAAACTGAGGTTTATTTTTCCAAACAACATCAGTGGGATATACTTTATTTTTACGAGTCCCTTTAATTATAATCACATCAGGAGCATGTTCTTTTACAATTGCTTTTATATCAGCAACAAATGAATCATTTATCAAAACATTATCATCATCTAAAATAAAAACGTAATCACTTGTTATTGCTGGACTATTTACATATAAAGATTTATTTGCAAAAGCAACTCCTTTTCCTATCTTATCCAGTAATACCATATGATAAAAATCTCGATCAGTTTGACGCAAAAGACTCTCCATATTTTGTAAATAAAGATTAGGTCTTTTAGGATGTTTTCTTGTGACAACAGTTAGAAATTGTTTAACTGTTTTCCATCTAGAAGTATCTGTAAATTCTACTGGTGCAATTTTTCGTGTTCCTCTGCCATAGTGTTTGATATAATCAAAAATAGGAAACTCTTTTAAAATCTTTTCGGATAGTCTTTGATTATATATCTCAACCATTGTTTCAATACAAGGGGAACCATGATGAACAAAAGGGGGATACTTAAAATACTGCGCACAATTTAATAACATAAATACAGGATGAAGATAAGAAATTTTAATAGAATGTTTATTTGATCTATGAAAGTATCCATCTTTACAAAGTTTTTCAAAATACCCAACACCATAAGTTTCTTCTTCCATTGCTGCTAACATCTTTCCAACAGCAGGTCTGTTTACTTTAATATCTGAATCAAACAAAAGAACATATGGTGTTGTTACTTGTTGGATTCCAAAATGCATACCATCTCCATGTCCAATATTAAATCCTTTACAATATACTTTAGTATATGGATCTTTAAGTTCTGAAACATATTGGTAACAATCATTTTCTACATTAGATCCATCGACAATAATAATGGGCATCGTTGGATAAAACCTACGCATAGAAGTTAAAGCCGTGTGTGCAAACCCTTTTGTATTATATGTAACCATTACACCAGTAACATTCGTATCAATTTTTTTCATACATTACCCTATAAAGACTGGCTTAGTTTATTAATAGTTTCTGTCCGATGAAATCCCAATCGTAACCATACATTCCATAAATGTTCTTTGTCTGTATGAACTTCAAAACGAGTAACACCTTTGCTGATCATATGGCTCATACCCATATAAGCAAAAAATTTATAAAACCCATTGCTTCTGTATTCAGGATATGTAAAAGCTGCATGAAATGTACCAATGGTGTCTTTATAAGTAATGTACATCGTAGATATAATTTTTGCTTTATCAGTAATAAACATTATCCATGAACCTTTAATCACATTCCATTTTTTACCTCGCAACTGTTCCCATTCCTTTCTCAACTTAGGACTGACTTCTTCTTCATATAAAGCAAACATCTTATAAGATTCTTTAAGTTTACGAGTTTTTTCATCAAAACAATTTGGAAAGTCAAGTTCATTTAGTTCTGCTGCAAAATAATTAGCCACCTATATTCTCCTTTATAATTCTGACTAGTCGTTTACGTTCATGGTTTGTAATAAAATCATGGAACACATATGGACCAAGGCTTTGTTTCTTAGACCTTACACATGAATAAATCTGTAAAGCTGTTTCATATTGCTCTTCTGTAAAATCAGTATAGGGAAAAACAAAACAGATCGGTTTTACACCAAATATTTTCTTAATCCATTTTCTACTGGCAACCATTTCATAAACTACTTCATCTAAAGGCATCTGTGAAAAATGTTTATGTGATACTGTATGGCTTGCAATCTGCCATCCCTTGCTAAGTAAAAAACGAATCTCTTTTTTTGAAAGTACAGGAAGTACACGATTCCCATATCGTTTGGTATGTGTAATATTTTTTCCTACCATTGATGTGATTACACCGAGAACTTTTGGATAGGGATAATTTTTTACAATAGGATATGCATAAGTAAGAACGTCTTTATAACAGTCATCAAAAAAAAGTGTTTGATCAGGTAAAGTTTTCATACAACCCCATTTTAAATAATTGAGTGACAACTTCTTCTTTTCTTTTTGCAACACCATTTCTCTTATAAGTATCATGTTTATCAGGATGATGATCCAATCGTTTTTCTATGCACATTCCTTTTCTACTTAACTTTGCATAAACTGCATATGAAAACCAAAGATCCTGACAGTTTGCTTTGTACTGATCAGGCCATGTTTCCACAATATCTGTATGGTCAAGGATATTTCGATCAATAACCATTCCTCCTGTACCACAATAATTTACAACTTGATTTGGACTTGCCATAGGAGTTCTCCAATAACCAATCTTTGGTTTTATTGCCCGACTCCACCAAGAACAGATATGCTGCTTTCCATATTGTTTATGACATTTATTCATATAAGAAATAAAATCTATATGAGGAAACTGGTCATCATCAAAAAAGATAACAGGATTTCCAACACTGATCTTTGCCATAAGAAATCTTGCATACCCATAAAGATTTTGTTGTGAATGAACCACATGACAATCCACATTACTTTGTATTGTCATCTCATTTACTTTATCTTGTATTTCAATATTATTATTCCAAATCCAGAAGGAAAAATTTTTATTGGTTTGTCTTTCTAAGCGGTCAAGTATCTCAGGAAGGTTTTGTTCTCGTTTCCATAAACACATAACAACAGCAATAGGCATGATTAAATTTCTCTATACGAAGTAACTGTTATTGGAAGATCCAAATACATACATTGTTTCATTTTCTCTTTACAATTTTTTCTAAATTCAGAATCAGGACCTGTCTTTGGATCAACTGTTAAAGCATCAGGATGTTTTCTTCTGATAAAGTATGCTTTCTTTTTTAAATTCTTAATAGGAATTCCACAATGAATAAGTCTTTCTTTAAAATCACTGTCTGCTCCTACACGATACCCACGAAATCCATTCATGTCCAAAAAAGTTTTGTGTTGTATTCCAAACACACCATTGGCAGTTATCTGTGATTTTTTTAAAGTAACTTTACTACCACATATTTGTTGATAGCAAAAACGTACAACAGGATAATGAGACAAGTTATGATAAACTTCATAGACAAGTCCATCTAACATAATATCATCAGCATTAAATATAATAACCTTATCATAACCTGTTGAAAAAATAAGACTGTTTAATACAACATAAGGTCCTTGATTTTTTTCAAACCAGTAAAGTTTTAAATTATTATAGTTGTTTCGGATCTGTTCCAGTTTTTTAAGTGTGGAATGACAACCATCTATTCCCACTTTAATTTCAAAATCACCAAGACATTTTTGGTTGGCTACAGAATTTAAACATTCTTCAATAAACGGGGCGGCTTTATAAGCAGGGATAACAATGGATAAGGTCATTATTTAAAACTCCATACATAAATGATTCGAGTACCTATTTGTTTTACTTTTACAGGTTTGATAAAACTAGTCCATTTAGCAATAGTTTCCTTAGTGATATTATAATGACAATCATTAGAGGCACATTTCCATTTATAAGGAAAAGATAAAATAGCATTATGACTGATCCTCATCACTTCTTTGAATGCCTCAACCTGATTGGTAAGATGTTCCCATACCTGTAAGGCAACAAATAAATCAAACTGTTTATCTTTTAAAGGAAAAGGAATTTCATTAAGATCATGACAGATACTATTTGTCTTTGGAACAAATTCAGGAATAATATCTATTACAAAAGAATTTGAATCTAATGAAATTCCCTGAGTTCCTGCTTCACATATATTTTTTGGACCAAATACTTTAATCTCATTTAATACCCATTGCATATATGACCATCTATTTTCTAATGTTTTACTCCAATACTTCATTCCATTTGTTTGAACTAATCGTTCATATCTTTTCCTGTTCAAATACATTATTCAGATTCCTTTGATTTTTTCTTACTGTCAGATTCAAAAAATTTCTTTTCTTCAATTTTCTGCAAAGGATGTTTACCATGAGAAGAAAATAAAATATGAATAATAACTACATCTTCAGTAACAGGATCTTTAATTGGTAAAGCAAATACACTAACAAAAAATTCCGTAAATAAATCAAAGACATCACTTCCATAAACACGAAAATGTCCATGTTTTGTTGAATCAGGAACTCCCCAATCAATAGTATGTATATATCGAACAGGAGAAGGAACCGTAATAATAACTACTCCTTCTTTTTTAATTATCCGGGCAAGTTCTTTAACAGCTTTCCGATCTTCTTTAATATGTTCCAATACATGATTACAAATAATCATGTCATAACTACAATCAGGTCTGTCTATATTACATAAATCTATACTGTTATTTCCACCAAAAACACTTCTTTCATAATCTTTAAACCATGTGGACACTACAGATTTATCAGGAGCAAAGTGTAATGCATTCAATGTATTTAAAGGAACCTTAAATCTTATTTGATCAAAATAAAAACGAACTGCACGATGACGTTCTAAAGAATGACAAGTACAACAGGAAGGAAATTTTTTTGAATGTGATAATCGAACACCGGGACCATAAGTAAATTTAGTCCCTTGGCATATATTACATATCATTATTTCATACCTCCTACTCCTAAATTTATAACACCATGATCATACCCTCTTGGTTTAGTTAGTCTAAAAATATTTTTAAAGCCTGCTGCCCTTAAATTTTTATTTAAACTATCATAGTCAAATATACATCGATGCCAATTCCACTTTTCACCATAGGTAAAAATCCGTCCATTAATCCATGTCATAAAATCATTATCTGAATTATATTTTCTCCATTCATCTCCACATCTTTTATTTAGATAACACTTAACAATATATTCAAAATCAGGGACCCATATCTCAATAACACCATCAGGTGATAAAATACGATAAACCTCTTTTAATACTGCAACTGTTTTCCACCAACGAACATGTTCCAATACATGACTCATATAAACCAAATCAAAACTATTGTTTGGAAAAGGTAACTTATCTTCTAAATTACCTATAATATCAGCATTTTCCATACCAAAAGTTTTCCAATCAATTCCAATTTTAGTTTTACCCGGTCCTATTTCAAGTTTCATTTTTTAATCTCTTTAACTTTTTTCTTAATAGTAATTTTAGGTTGTTCTTCTTCTTTTGGTTTCTTTTTAATACCTGACTTTGGAACTTCCCCTTCTTCAATTTCCTGTTGAGATTCAGCATCCACATCAGGTTCTAATTCAGGATAAAGAGCGTCTTCAGTTGCAAGTTGCAATCTTAGTTTCTTATAATTTTTAAAACCAATCTTTTCAGCAAGTGTTGCATTAGGTATGCCAAGAGTCTTTGACAATCTACCATGTTTAACACCAAGAAGAGCTTTAACTTGTGATTCCAGATTATCAATACTTGAAGAAGGAAATGAAAACTCCATCAGTTTATGGGGTGCAATCTGTTTGTATTTCAATACAGGTTCTTTGTTTTTATCAAAGCCCACTGCTCGTTTTACTTTAAAAGAAGTTGGAAAACTTGTAACTTGACTTCTTAAAAAGAAAATAGAATTCCAAAAATCGTATTTCAAAAATCTTTCAAAATAAGAAATCTCATCTTTTAACCGATCAGCCAAAGGACCACGAGATGCTGATACAGAAGCATAGGTTCCTTTTGCTTCTCCGGTCACAATATCTGCTGGCTTGTTTAAACCAGCAACTACCATAGATAAGATATCTGTATCAGTATCCGAAATCTTGGTAAGGTTGGGATTGACTGCCTGCATCTCAAAACCCGGAGGAAGTACAAGGGAACTACCGGGAGTCTTCTTTGCTGTGATCCCGGTCTGTGCTCGTTGCTCATCTGTTAATGATAACCATATACGAAACATTTTAGGATCAGTACATTTGAAAACCCAAACATATGCACCAGAAGATTTCTTATGATCGATTTCATATTTTTTAAGATTTTCATAATGGTTCAACCATTCAATAGTAGTACTGACATGAGAAATATTTCTTTTAGTCAGAAAACTTTTATCCCAACGAACTATGAAACGATAATATCCATTAAGTTTTTTAAACTTTCTATCTGTTGTCATTGATCCTTTGATAGCATTTTTATCCACCTTGTCTTTGATCAAATCCCACAGTTCAGGATACCTTGCCAGAAAAATACTTGGGATCTGTCTTTTGCTGTTTGGAAGTCCAGAAGAAGTTGAAAAATCAAATAACAATGGCATTGAAGGTTTGTCAGGATGATAATGGATTTCAGAAACAGAACCCGGATCATTAAAATCCACTTCAACAAATCCATCAGCATGAAGGGTATGGGTAAGAAAAAGTTCTCCTTCAATCTCTGCCCTTGCTACATACTTAGGCATATAAGTATGCAGTTGGTTTCTTTCATCATCTAGAATTTCATCAATCACATCCTGAATTTCATCAATATCAGAGTAATGTCCAAAACCATCCCCACATAATCTACCCATTGTATCTGTTACAGAAGTACGAATATGTGGACTTTTATTAAACTTTTTCCAGCACTCTTCCTGTAAAGCTTTATAATCATTAGGCCAAGGTTCTTTTTTATCTACAATTGGAAATCCATCAGGATCATGTTCAGCAATTCTTGAAGCAGATACCTGCCAAGGAACTGTAAACATTAACTGACTAAGAACCTCATCCGGCATATTATCAATAAATTCTGTAACTTCTTTCGTATCCATCTAATTTAAAACCCCCATCTTGTTTTTTTAGCCCGCACATCTATGTGAACAAAAGTATCATATAAACCAATCCCGTATGATATGGGATAGACTTGATCCAGATAATCATAGACAGTAACCGGCCAGATATGTTCCACTGTAATATCCGCAGCTTTTCCAAATAAATGTTGTGAATGTTTTGATCCTTTTCTTTTAGTATTGTATTTAAGACATCGACACCCTGAATTGATGATTACTTTTCGATTAAATCTATCCCGTAATATTTGTAATATTTTCAAAAGTTCTGCATCTACAACATCAAAACCACATTGATCAGGGCAAGAAAACTCCCGCCTGTTGAAATTTTTACTAATATCCCCCATTTATTTTTTACCTTTCAGCTTTAAGGTTACAAGTTGTCACTGGAATTTGATTTAAGATAGTAATCCCTTTAATCCAAGAGGTTACAAATTCATTTTTTAAATGATAAATATACATCCCTTGCATTAATCTAATTTTCCATTTATTTTCAATTAACCTTTTTGCAAAAATACAGACTTCATTTTCAATTCCGTGTCCAGGATATCCACCAGAAGCTTCCCAAGCTATTTTTCTAATAAGCATAAATGCTCCACTACAGTATAAATCAGTTACTTTAGTGCATTCATAACCAAATCTTAAAAATAATCTTTTTGCTTCATAATAATGATCTTCCATATTATTTGAATCCACTGCAATATCCATTCTTTTATCTAAAGCTACAGATCTGTTGGTCCAACAAGTGAATAAGCCTGTATCTGGATAAAGGTCAATTGCTTTTTGACACATATAATACCAGTGTGGATGGCATAAAAAAACATCATGATCTATTAATAAAACCCAATTTTGTTTTGTTTCCAACATAATTCGGTTAACTTCATGTCCCAAATTTCCTTTTGTCGTAAAGGGGATTCTTACATCGATCTTTTCCATTTTTTTTATATCTCCAGATCTTAAACTTCACAGTAACTCCTCTCTAGTTTTGTAAAGTAATATTAGTATTTTCCTAATACGGATTTTTCCTGCATAAATAAAAATCCAGGATTGCTTGTATGTCTGACTCTGAAATCTTCTACTGTTAATGCCATTCCCCCATAAATAGCATGACCTATTGCATACATAACATCATCTTGGACCCCATTTCTTGATTTTTTCTCTGGTGATCCAAACCATTTTCCTAATTCATCCTGTACAAAATATGTCATTTCTTCATATAGAATATCTTGTAACTTAGAACCGGGAATGTTTACTGAAGGTGTTTTAAAATTTCCTTTGGCTACTGCGGTGTAAAATTCTGAAAAAAAAGTTCGTTGTCTGTCATAAGTGGGATGAACTGCCTGATAAGCAATCTGTTGATCTTCACACCACTCAGCAAGGTCCCACATTCCCCACCGTTCTGAACATATAGCATCAAGATCATCAAATTCTTCATTGCATTTTAAAATGATATCTTTCATCTGCTTTAATGTATTTGGTTCAATGACAAGCAGACCAATTAAAAAATACATATATTCTAATGCTTCAGGATCTTTATAATTAAAAGTTAAAGTTTTACTGCTGTCTTTACATCCTTTGGCAACCAGTGCAAATAAGGACCTTGCGCCATGTGCTGCCATAGGATCGCTTCTGTCAAATCCTCCAAGAATAACAAAATCTGTATTGTAATGAGCACCAATTTTATTGAGATCATCCAAAGAACATATTCCATAAGTGGTATCTATCCCATAAAGAGATGATACAGGATGGAGTTGTTTTTTGATTTGAACAACTTTTTTATATTTATCCTGAAGAATATCTACGGATTGTTCTTGGTCATTATTTTTTTCATTTTCATTGATTGCATCAATCAGATCAGTTTTTTCTTTGACAAGTTCAAGAAGTTCTTTATGGGTTTGATTATGAGGAAGGTAGTAACAAGTTTCAACTTGTTCAGGGGTAAACATGGCAAGGGACCCTGAACTCCATGTATTGAGAAAGTATCTTGCAAATTCACCGGGGGGAAACTTCACACGGTAAGAATCCAACTGTTTCTGATTCATCTGTGGATGCCAATAATCAGATTCTATTCCTAATCTTGAATATCGGTATGAAAAAAACAATGCATCATCTTTTTTCTCTTCAAAAATTTCATACAGATTATGAAGTACATGTCCTTTTGCAGATACAGTGGAGTCAATAACTCCCAAAGCATTTGGAATGTTTCTGATAGAACCATCCAATTGATAAAAAAACTTTGGGTTTTTCATGTCAAAGATTTCAGAAAAAGTATAACCTGTAATGTTAGATACAATTCCAGAAAAAGATGAAATAGCTCTGAGAATGTTATATCTTGTTTCATCTTCTCCAGTATGTAAATGTCTTCTGATTTCTTTTTCCTGTATATTTTTCTTTCCACCTATCCTATATAAAAGAAATGGTGAGTTTAAAATAATATCTCTGATGATATCAAAGTGAACAAACTTGATCTGATCTTTACTATTTGCACCGAGCATGATTTGTTGTGCATTAAAACACATAAACTTCCATATCTGCACCAATACTGCCTTGAAAGAATTATGGGTTACTGTAAAATCAGAACGTATATATCTATGATTACCATCCAAAGCAAATCCATAATAATTCTGTCTACCTACTGATCTGATTTCTTTAATACCTGTAACTAATACATCTTTCCAACCATCTCTTCTTGGTGTACATTTTCGTCTTGCAACATTCACTGGAATCGTTGAACAGTTTCCAGTAATACCCACACAATAATATTCACCAACAAAATCTATAGATTTAATTCCTTTGATGCATTTTTTAATTTCAGCATGAAATCCAAGCGATCTGGCTATAAAAGCAACATCTTCTGCTAATCTTTTTCTTTTAAGAGTTAATTGAAAAGAATTTCTATTTCTGTACCCATCTCCATCAATAATTCCAGCAAGAATTTTTAATCGGACTTCTCGTGAATTTGCTTTGTATACTTGTGGAATATGTTTATTATTCAAAAGGTGCTCATGTCGCATAGTTCTAACTAAAGGATGTTCAATTTTATGATTATTGTGAATATTACAGGTAAAAGCTTTTGTACCTTTTTTTGGGATAATGGAAATAGACAATCCTGTTTTTTCAACATATTCCTGCAAATAATCAATAACTTCCTGATCCATAGTTGTTATAGTTGGTCTATGTGAATCACCATCAGCAAGCCATAGTCCAAGAAAATAAGGATCAATGGGAACTTCTTGTTCAGGCCAATCAATAGGAACACGATAAAGAAAATATTTTTCTTTAAACCACTTACTTTGTTTTTGAAAATCTTTTAAGGAAATATCAATGAATTTTTTTTCTTCAAAACCTGCAATCTGCTTTCCTCTTTTATAAAGACTCTCCTCACTTCGTTTTAAAGAAAGAATATGATCTGCGGTAACAGTTAAAGGTTCTCCTCTTGTTGGAATCACTTCAAACATTTCTTCTCTGCCACTTGCAAGTGACAATACTTTACGTGGGGTGTTATCATCCCCCATCAATAAATCTCCAACTTTTACATCTTCAACTTTTTTGATGGTTCCATCTAACATAATGATTTTACTACCTTTTCTTTCACACTTTCCTTCACCTCGTGGTTCACAGAAAACAAGAAGTTTATGTTTAAAAATTCCATCTTCCATTTGAAGAGCTTCTTTGAAAACTTCACATTGCAACTCCCAAAATCTTTTATATGAAGCTCCCGGTCGCCATTCTTCATCAGGTAATGAATGAATAGGAGTCCATACAGGAACAACATCTCCTTTTCTGTATATGGGGATTCTGACAAAGTGTCTGCAAAAGTTTATGAAACCTACACCACCATCTCTGTATCTTGGATCATCCATATCAGGAAGTGCTGAAGTTTTTTTTACTTCCATTGTATTTTGAACTTCAGAAATTAATGAAATTGTCTTTGGTTTTTTCTTTGTAAGTTTCATTTCTTATCCCTCAATGAATTGATATGCATGTTCTTTTGCATTGAAATCCATGATAGGACCTGCCCCTTTCAAAATCATGTTTCTGTCCACATCGGCAAATTTCCACATCTCAGCAATCTTTGATAATACTTCTCTGATTTCTCTGTATACCGGGTGGATTCTTGTAGTGACCTGACCATTGACAATGATAAACATTTCTCCATTTAATGAACACTCTACCTTGTATAGTTGTAACAGTTGTCTGTACAAGGGAAGGATTGCAATAGCTGTGTGTGTAAAAGCAGTCTCACTTATACGTCCTTCATGTTCCAACCTCATCAGAAATTTTACGATTCGTACAAAAAATGAAGCATCAAACCCACACAAACCATCTTTAATAAATCCACATCGTTCATAGAAAGGACAATCTTCTTTCTTGCATTTGTTTACATACTCTAAAAACAGTGCATCACTTCCCCTTTGGGTAGTGATAAATAAATTCTTTTCTGTTTTTTTTATTAAATCCATACTATTTCCTCCAAATTTTTTAGTTCTTTTAATCTTTTTTTTAAAAAAAGTATAGTTTTTTGTTTCTACAGTATTTATAATATACAATAGAAAGGAGAACAAATTATGAAACTAATCACAGTTATTTTTTTATCCATATTGATTGCCGGAAATACTTTAACTATTGAACAGGACAAATGGAATTCAGATCAGTATATCATAAAAGATTCTGATAATGAAAAGAAAGGAATTATAAAAAAAGATCCGTGGTCTTCCAAACCCAAATGGAATATTTATGATGACAAGAAAAACAAAACTGGAATAATTAAACAAGATCCCTGGAATAAAAACAAATACAAAATTGAGAAGAAAAAATGACATACAATCATTGTCATGGTGCAGGTAGTTGTCACTAAAATACAAAGAGTATATTCTATTTGAGTAATATGGAAGGGTATTTGTCAGGATTTGCTACTGGTTTTATACAAAGATACAAACTCAGTATTCATCATGGTTTCCTGATTTGAAAAAAAATTCAGTCGCCATATGGGATAAAAATATTTTCTTATTTGATATATTACTCAAATGGGATGTAGTAGTATTCATCAATGTTTATGAAAAAATGATAAGTTTTCATAGTTTTTCATAAAAATAACAAACATAGTATTCATCAGTGTTTACAAAAAATAATTAAATTTCTGTCCCATGTATGTGTTCCTCTCTCAAAATCTGATCTCATCCTATAAAATAAACATATGTCACTAACATAAAATAAGTGACAACTACCTACAGTAAAAAATTATTCTTATTCTTAAAAAACAATAAATAAAACTTATTGTAAACAAACAGAAGGTACATAAACAATATGCCCGATACTATTCATTTCCAATAATCTCTTCTCCTACAGCCTCTGACGAACTCTTATCCAATCAAATACTATACCCCCTAATAATACACATCTTCAATACATCTTTCAAATCATAGAAAAAAATATGGTGATGTCCTTTGTTTCTTATATATGTATTCTGTATATTTATAATCTTTCTACACTATATATTTCAAATCTCCGAAACATTTTTTGTTAGGGTATATGATAACAAATCTATAATGTATCTTTCATTTTCCAGAAAAAAAATGTGGTGATGATAACAAATCTATAATACATATTCTAAAATTCAGAAAAAAAATGTGGTGGGTTGTCTGACCCAGGCTAAGTGCTACCATAGTCAACTTTACTTCAGGCGGGCTATAGCAATCATTACTTTACTACAGCATAAAAATATACCATAACAAAACAACAAACCTATGGTGGCATTGAACAAAACAATAACATGAAAGTAAATTAAACTATAGTTGTAACATTTTGCTAATGAGTGACATTTTAGCAATGCCATATGACTACACCTGTTCAAGCCCTTTATTTATAATGGTTTACATGGATATAAAAAAGTATTTGACATAAGTTAAATGCCTATTCTATATTAAAATTAAAAACCCTAACGAAAATGACAAACTAACTAACACTCTTTAAAAATGAAAGGTGAAACAAAATGAACATTAAAACTTATCAGGCAATCAAACAAGACTTAAAAGATTATCATTTTGATAACCATACCATTCATATTTCATATGATGAATTAATCGCTTTAATTGAATATCAATTACCAGAATCTGATGAAAATCAAATAATGAATTGTTTTGACCAACTTCAAAATGATAATTTTATCATTGCTGATTATAGCTTAGATATATTTATTCTTAACATTAAAGGAAAAAACAAAATGAAAGAAAGATCTTACATGAAAAACCTTAACTATCAGGTAGAGTTTAACAATCGTTTAAGCTGTCAATTTGTTTATTTGATTGATGCTCTAAGCTATATCAAAAATAGCAGTATACGAAAGAGCATGCTTAAAAATTATTCATGTTACGCATTAAATGACAATGGTAAACCTATTAAATCTTATAACTATAATAGTTCAGATCATTATTTTAACCGATAAAATGAAAGGTGAAACAAAATGAAAATTATTTATACATTCTATTTATTAGCAAGCCTGTATTTATTTTCTCATTTGTTTATTTTTGTCTTTAACATTTTTAGCAGTATTAAGTTTTAACCATTGAATAAAGCCCTTTATTTCATTGATAAAGGGCTTTAAACCATAAAGGAATTTTATCATGATAAAAAAAAGACAAAAGGTTGGCAATACTCCAAAAATTGACAATGAAGGTTTTAACCCTAAACAGAAAATTATGCTTTCAAGTTTATACGTTTCAAACCTGAAAGGTTTAAAACGACATCACGCAATTAATTTGTTAAGTAATTCCAATTATTCATATAAAAGCAATTTATCAATTTCAATGAACGCCGAATACATGATTGACCTTTTAATAAAAATTGATTGTATCAACCTTGAAAAACTTCAAAGATTTTTGAATAAAAGATTTGATTCAGCACAGATTTTTTCGGATGATGAACTTTTATAAAACCTTTTAAAATAAAGGATTTTTATCATGAATAAAATAGAAACAAATAAACAAATTGAAAAGCTTTTTAAAGAACTTGAAAAGTTCACGACAAAAACAAGTTTTAAATATTATCAAGTTTTAAACTCGGATCTTGAAACAATAAAAAGCGAGTTGGATTTACATTTCACTTCTTACTTTTCATTACTTTTAAACAAACATAATATTTCATTAGAATTTGATACAATAAAGAAAAAACTTTATGGCTGTATTCTTTCAAAAATAACCGAAAAATTAAGCCGTAAAGAATTTTACGACGAAATAAAAAATCAGGAAGTGTTAGAATTCCAAGCCGAAAATTCAAACCTTATTGAAAATAGAATTGATTTTCTTGAAAAAATAAATTTATTATCTGAATCAGCGCAAAAAATTATTGAATTCATTTTAAAGTTAGATTTTGAACAAGAAGAAAAACTTTTAAACCATAACGATAAAATAAACTTAATTATTAACAGTCTTTTAAAACGTGATAAAAGTTTAAAACGCTCAAAATTAAATGAAGGTTTTATTGAAATTTATCAAATGTTATTCAAGTTTGATCAAAAATTTGATAGCTTTTTAACAGGTTTAAAAACTTGTAAAAAAGTCTTTCCAAAGACTTGTGAAAATTTCATTATTGATAAACAAAATAACCTTAAAACTAAAACCTTGAAACGTAAAAGAATTAAAAGGTTTTACAATCGTAAAAATCAATTTGATCCAATAACCGGAAAATTTTTATATTCTTATTATGAATTTCAATTGGATTTTGAATTTTCAATTTGTGAAACATACAAAAAACCAATAAAACCAAAAACAGAAATTAATTTTTGTCCTTTATCAGAAAGAGAAAGTTTCAGAAATATTTCAGATTATCATAATCTGAAAATCGAGGAAAAAATTAGATATTTTTAAAACATACCAAAAATAAACCCTTGAATAAAAAAATCTTGTTCAAGGGTTTTTTGTTTTTTTCTCGTTCTCAATTTTCTTTATTCATCGAAAACACTTTTTTTCATCGAAAGTTGTCACTTTTTTACATCGAAAGCATTTTTTTATGTCAATGTGACAGTGCGTAAAAACCTTTAAAAATCAATACTTTACAACTCAAAAATATTATCATTCGTCGAAAAAATCAAAATTCGACGAATAAAGAAAGTCAAGAGTAGATGTCAATCTGACATACCCAATAACATTAAACTTATAAGGAGATTAAAACTATGCCTAGACCTAAGAAACAATTAAAAACAGTGGAGACAGTTAATAACAATTTAACCGTAATTAGTGACGTCACAGATGTAGAATTTATTGACAAGTATATGATAACTAAAACTGATTTAACGACAGGTTATGTTTCAATGTCAAAATTTGGTAATGGTATCGTTTGCGACGATAGGATGATTGAAATTGAACATCCTAATGGAACAATTTATGTGTTATCTATTCGTGTTGTTCATAAAGTTGACAAACCATCAACTCGTAAAGACAAACCAAAGCGTATGAGTTTAGAAGATCTTAAAAAGCAAATGGCAAAAACGCCAAAAAAGTAACCAATATTGATAGAGATACAGTTTTATCGTATCTCTATCATATTTTTTTTAAAACCAGGATTTAAATTGGGATTTTTTTGAAAATAAGTTTTTAGTTTTCTAACTTTATTTTGGGGAGTTGGAAAATAGTATATTCTGAACTTTTTGAAAATTTTATATTAAACACCATTTTATTTGGTTCTTATAGATATGCAATTTTCAAAGAATTTGTGGGCAACTTTTAATACATGAAAGGATTGGAAAAATGACAAATTGTGAAATATGTAAAACACCTTTGGTAAAAAAGCAGGTGTACGTTTTGGCAAAATAGTTACAAAATCCATATCCATTACAGATAATGTGGATAGATTGGGGGTGATTACGTATGTAAATAAAATAAAATTGATGTAAGAGCGTTAAACAAAATAGAGCAAGCACTCATTAGGAGGGTGAGTGCTTGCAGGTTTTCGACGAAAAGAAAAACTTTCGACGAATAAGGAAGTTTGAGTGTGTCAGAAAGATGTCAGGTTGTCACTTTTTAGTGACAAGTTGATATGTTTTTAACACTAAAAAAAGTGGAGGTTAATATGTTTGTAATATTTGATTGTGGTTGTATTGGAATTAAACTGGAAGATATGATCATTTTATTAGATCCTTGTGATGCTAATGATTTTCATCAACAAAATCTGGAATTTAAACTATTGAAAAAAGATGATACTCGATATGGTGATTTGATCCAGAAAAATTTTAGAAAATTATCTCCTGTAATACAGGAAGAGTATGTGGAAAAAATACAAGATTTAATTAACAAAGGGTATCGATTGGAATTAATTCGCCAACTTTTCAAAGAATAGGATTAATGCCATGAGAATATTTGCTGTTGCTATTGCATTGTTTATTGTTCCAATCAATGCATGTTTGATTGGATTGGTCATATACTTTTTTGGATAAAGGAAAATAAATATGAAATGTAAATATTATCCCAATATAGAAGATGGGCCAGTATGCGATTGTGGGTCTGATGTTTCAGGAACTTTTGTATGTACGAAAGAGTACTCCAAAACATGTCAATGGGCAATTGACAGAAAAAAACAAGAATTGAAATCATTAGAAATTGAAATATTGGATTATATACATGAAAATCAGCCCGAAATTTATTGGGATTATCGGGATCAATTGTCTAAAAAGCAAATCCTGAAAATTCTGCATAGCTCTGATGGAATTTATACATTAGAAGATGAAATATTGGTAAACAATATTGATTATATTTACGAGTTGGAAAATCAAACAATAGAAGAAGTTCATAAAGAATTTGATAAAAAAGTAGAACCTTTTATAGATATTATCGGGGATTTGGATAATTGGTGGGATTCAATACGACAAAACATCTGTGTTGGTTGGAATACAGAACAACTTATTAGAAATACACCTGATCTTGTGGTTTTAATTAAGGTTTATTCCAATTATGATTGTATTAATAGTTGGAATAATATTGGTGAATTGGAAAATTATCTTTCAGAAGTTTGGAAACGTGTGAAAATATGTTGCAACAAGCAAGACTATCTGAATGAATTTGCAAATACTTATACAGCAGAACTTCTTTGTTTTGTCGGAAAAATGTCACTCGAAGATATATTGGAATTGAAAAAGAATATGACAGGGGGCAAAGCAACAAAGATAATGATTCCAAAAAACACTCAATATGGATTTTTTGGATCATGGCAAGGATCTGGATCTATGTTTGAAGCTGAAACAACAGAAGATTTCATATTGGAAAAACTTAATGAATATGATGATTGGGGAATCACATTGGATATTGAACAGTCATATTCAATGCAATCAGTTTATGGTGATACAAGTTGGGTAAAAAATGTAAACTTTCAAATTGCAGGATAGGGGGATTTATGTATTCAAGTGCAGAAAGAATAGCATATTTACTAATGGATCTTGTTTTTAAACCAATGTTTGCCCCTGATTTTAGAAATGTTATACGCTGTTTAAATCAATTTGACAATATGGATGAACAGCAATTGGAAACTGCAAAAAAAGTTGCAACACTTTTATATGAAGAATGGAATAGGGAGGATAAAATATGAATACAACATATATTGGCATAGATTACAGCTTAGGAAGATCCAATTTTGATCCTGAAACAGGAATTCGATATGGATTAATTCATCATGGAACAGTGGGACAATCTTGGTATGATGAATCTGATTGTCATTATTATTAACCTGATTCTGATAAAATAGACCAAGCTTTGGAAGAAAATGATAAAGAAGCATTACAGGCATTGTATGCAGATTTTGGGATCGAAGAAATATTCGAACCTGATACACATATTGAAGAAATGAATGAAATCTTATCTGAAAAGTTTTGGTATGTTTCTGAAAAGTTTTGGGATGTTGCGGAATGTTCTGAGTTTTTCATTGATAGAGATAATTTAAAAGCATTTCAAAGTGCAGATAGTACTGATATTTGGGTAATGAAAAGCCCGTTTTATACTTATGGGCAATTCTGTTCTCCTTGTGCACCAGGTGCTATCAATTTAGATAATCCTTTGGATTATATTAAAGAATATCTATATGGACTTGAACTGAATTGGTATGCTGATGAAAACTTGCCACAAAACAACAAAGCCTATTGTTTTGATTCTTCATGGTTTGACGATGGAAAAGCACCATATCGGGTATTTCGAGTTGATAATAATGAAGAAGTTTTTCCAAACTGATACAGGGGGATCTACATGGATTGGGACACATTGATAAAGGATGTCATTGCAGTTATTGGCATCCTTTTAGGTTTAGTTGTCACTTTAATATTGTTAAATATTGCAATCGGGGGTTGATATGAAAACAGAAACCAAAGAAGATAAATTCTATCGAATTGCAAAAGCATTTTATGATAAATTTGTAGAAAAAACATATGGGGAAATTGATTATGGAGTTGATGCAAATAATACAGAACAATTAGTAGTTGTCACTGATTGGAATAAAATTGACAATTCTGATAAATGGGAAAAGCTATTTGAATCTTTAGGGGCAGAAATTTGGTGGAGTGATCAATATGGTAGATGTGATCATTGTAGTAATTTAATTGATATGCAGCCTATTCATTATGGTTGGGAACCTGATTATATCATTACGGAATATTCTTACATTTGCAGGGAATGCATTGAAACAAATTCAGATGATGTGGAAGATTGGTTTGAAGATTACATCTACAATTATCACAATGGATGCCATCATCCTGCTAAAGCCATTCCATCATGGGCAATCAAACTATTTGAAAAACAAGGATGGCAATGCTGGAGTGAGGACAATGAAGACTTATGCCATCGATATGAATCGGGCTGGTATCCCGGTCAAAATGATGATCCGGTTAGAAATTTTAATGACATAATGAGTGTTGATACTAACTTGCAAGTTGTATTTGCAATCGATAATGTTGGTCAATTTGATGTCCATTGGCATATTTTAGTTAAACCAAAAATCGAAGATTAAGGAATTAAATAAAATGCCAAAAAAATATGATGTTATTGATTGGGCTGATCTTATTGAACATGCCCAAAAACAAGGATTTCATTGGAATTATGCGCATGAATTAGTAAGAATTTTTCAAAGAGATGGTAAACCTTTTTTGCTTGGTTGTGGAGATATAATGGATTTAAATCCATTAGATGATCCATACATAATGGATAGTATGAAACCGGATTTTGAAAAATATGATATGAATCAAATGGGTCGAGATATTGTTTATCATTTTATGCAAACATACAATTTAAAAGAAATGTTAATCATTTAAAAATCATAAAGCCCTTATTGATAGTTAATAGGGGCTTTAGAAAGGAAAAACAAAAATGAGAACTACATTTAATAACTTGAAAGGCGATGAAGAAGCATACAAGAAAGCAATCAGGAATTTGGAAAGTGTTACAAGAGATATGGAATTCTATATGAAATTTGGGGATCAATCAGATAAATCAGATTTCATTGAAGAATTGCCTAATCATTGTGGTACTATTGATGAAGTGATTGAAGCATGTGAACAGTTTCAAAGTCTTGGACCATTTAGTGAATATGGATTGTGTTTTGATTATGTGCATTCTAAAACATTCAATGATCAGGAAGAAGGATATTTCCGATATCAATTTTCTTGGGGTGGTCCTAGTACTGAACTCAGGTTATATAAAGATTGGGCAGAATTTGTCTATATGGATTGGTTTAGTGGAATCGGCTTTGATGTATCCACTGAAGATTGGGTGGAATGGATAAAAGACTATATGACTGATATAGGGATGCTTGATTGGGATATGGCACAAGAACAGGAGGAAACATATGGATATGATTCTGAAGACGTTGATGAAAATTAATGTAATCCTCATCCCATTATTTGTGATTGCTGTTATCATATCTTTATTAGTTTATATGTTTCAAGGAATGCCTGCATTTGATTATTCAATTTATGAAGTAAAGGGAGGTTTGCATGGCAATTAAAAAAGAGCAGTACATTGAAGCAATTGAAGATATCAATAATCGGGAAATCTTTGAAGAAGAAATCCCGATTGATTTAACTATACAAAAATTCAAAAAGATTATGTGTGAAGTTGCAACTTCTATTGATGATGAAGATGAAATCTCCAAAGAAACCGGAGAACTTATCATGGCATTGGGATATAAATTGCCAAGACCTCTTCACACATATACAAGAAAAAATCCTGAACCACTCCCTCAAATTGATGTTGCAACTGATATTGAATATAAATTGCTGCCTATTAATTGGGTATGGTTTTGGAACGATGATAAATGGGTATTACAACAATATCCTGGCATACAATTGGCACAATATCCACAAGTCAGATTATTTTACATTCAAAATCCTAACAATATCTGTTTTTATGAAGCTGTTGGATCATCTTTAATTTTCAAATCTCATTTTAATGATATCAATGATGCCATCGGGGAATTTATGGCACATGTGGAAAATTTGAAAAGTTTGCCAAGATATGTTCATAAACTTATGAGAAAGAATTTAAAAAGAAGAACTCCAAAATATAGAAAGACCAAGATTCGCAAAGTCTTTTTGAAAACCAAAGATGAAAATGGAAATATTGTATGGAAATTAGAAGAAGGACAACTGATAAAGGCAAGAGGGGGATGGAAAGATTTCATATTCTATCTGATTAAAAACAGTGAAAATGTTGCAACTATTGGAGAACTATTGATAATTGAAGCATTGTCAGGAGATATAATATTTGCCGGTACTGATAAAAAACGAATTGAACATGATTTTTATACCTATCTTGCAACACAAGATCCTGATGCATTCAAGCAAATAATTGGTAATTCCATAGAAAAAGATGGAGCAAGTCCATTTTATCCCGGTATCCATAAGTTTCAATCGTTGGAAAAAACTCAGGAAGATATAAAAAAAACAAGAAAAAGAACTGAGAAAGGGGTCAATGATCATATAGTGGAACTGATGGTAAAGAATCCTGAAATCACACCACAGGATGTATTTGATAAGTTGATTGACAGAGGATTTACTGGATTGAAACTGGCAAACATTAAAAATTACGTGTATCGACAACGTAAAATTATAAGAAAGGTGGTTGGATTATGAAAGATATACTATGTGATATCTGTAAACAAGCAAATGAAACAGTTTATTTGCCAATTTATACCAGTGGGTCAGAAGGAACTTACCTTTGTATTGAGTGCAGAATTTTACTAGCAAATTATATCAATTCATTAAAACGAATAAGAAACAAAGGGTTCAAAGATGCATTCATTTTCATGAAAAAAACCAAGGAGAATATAGTATGATGAAAAAATATGATGTGGAATACAGACAAAAAATGGAAACCACTTTGATGCAGGGTATCTGGATGCATAGATGTCCTGTATGTTGGGATCGAAATGCAGATAATAATGGTTTTATTCCTGAAGAAAATGAATGGGTACATGCTGATGATTGCCCAAGAGCACCTGAAATTGCTTATGATGTAGATCTGATTGCTCGTACCTATCAATGGAATTGTCCTAAATGTGATGCATGGAATGAAGAAGATGCACAACATCAGGTTGTTTTTTGTGAAAATTGTAATTCTGAATTTCCAGTTAATGAATACTTTCACCCAAGAGAATTGGAAAGCATATAATGTATGTCAAAATATTAAATAAACTTGCAACTAAATATCTAACAATCACACAGAAAAAAGTCAGATTAAAAAGTGCAGGTAGTGGCAAGTATCTATCAAAAATATACAATGACCTTTTTGCAGTATATGATAACCAGATTTATTACCTTCCATTGAAAGGATCAATCCTGTTAGGACAACAAGTTCCTGAAAATGATATGTCTGCTTTAATTTACCAATTATTTAAACGATGTGAAACAGAAGGAATTGATATTTACAATAAAAAAAATGATATGAAAATCTTTGGATTTCTTATTGAGCTTAGTAATTCAGAAGCTACTTTTTATTACGCCAGAAAACCAGAACAATTAACCAAAGAAGAACAAAAAATATATGACAAATTAAGGAAATCAAAATGAAAAAAATAAAACCTTTATATGGACCCCTTGTTTTACTTCCATTAATATTGGGTGTTTTCCTTTTTGGAATCGTTGTTGTTATTGGAAGATATCTAATTAACTTGTTTTTCTAAAGGAAATTAAAATGAATAAACAACCTTTTTATCATAGTATTTATTACAAAACGATACCTGATATCCAAACAAAAAATGAAATTATAAAGATAATCAAAAAAAGAGTACCAAAAGAATTTCACGATGCAGTTGATTGTGAATTTGGTGAAATATTATTCACTTGTTATGAGGATAAAACAATAGAAATAGTAAATGAATTAAAAAAATTAAACTTACAAGATCTTTCATGGAATGAAGCAGAACCGGGTGATCCGGCAAACCTGATATAACATAAGGAGATTAAAAATGTATGATCATCATTTAAGAGATATGGCAAGAGATATCACAGAAGAACTAAACGGGAAAAAAATAGATGATAATTATGATTTAATCTATGCAATTTTGGAAAAGTATTGGGCTGATAAAATTGCTGTTGTTTGGGCAATTGAGGATATTTTTTATATAGTTGATAGATTAAACGAAAATCATATTGAAAAAAATGAACCAATTATAGAATTAACAGATGAAGAAGCAAAAGAAATCTTAAATATTGCATTAGAAGATATGGATTGTGAATATGGAATAACATGGGAAACTCTAGAAGACCTTCTTGAGACTTTTTTATATAAAAGAAGTAAAGAGAGGTTATGATGAAATTCAAAGCTAATGCTGTATTGATTGATAAAGATATGATTGAACTGGACTTTGAAATAAAAAGTACAGACTTTTTCTTATATAAAGTCCAATCCTTACCTTCAAAATATTATAACATGAAAACTAAAACATGGACAACTCCATGCAACAAGGTCACTGTTGAATACTTGAAAAAATGGGGATTCAAGTTAGATCCAAAAATTGTAAAACAGTTGCAACTAAAAGATGAACAACCTGAACTTATTGATCCTAAACTTTTATTACCATTACGAGATTATCAAAAAGAAAGTCTTGGTTTCATTGATAGTAGAAATGGCAGGGCTTTATTAGGCTTAGATGCTGGACTCGGAAAAAGTGCGGTTGCTTTGGGTTGGATGAAATATAGAAAAAAATATCCAACTCTAATTGTATGTCCTGCCTCATTGAAACTGAATTGGGAAAACGAAGTTAAGAAATTTCTTGGTAAAGAAAGTGTTGTACTATATGGGTCGCCACAAAAATCGCAGCGATTAATTGGCGATATCATTATCATAAACTATGATATATTAAAAAAATGGGAAACTTTACTATTAAAAAAGAAATTTGAACTGATGATAATAGATGAAAGTCAGGTCACAAAAAACAGTTCTGCACAAAGAACCAAAGCAGTATTGAAATTATCAGGTGCAATACCATGTGTTATTCCTATGTCTGCAACATCAGTTGAAAATGGGCCAATGGATCTATTCACCACTTTCAAAATCATTAATAAAAAACTGTTTCCAAATAAACATCAGTTTGGAATACGGTATTGTGGTGCAGTTCATAATGGTTGGGGATGGAAATATCCGGGGGCAACTAACATTAAAGAACTTATAGATCTGTTAGGCGATGTAATGATCCGAAGAAAAAAGTCTGATGTTCTAAAAGAATTACCGGATAAAACAAGGGCCGTTGTACCGATAGAATTAGATAATAGAAAAGAATATGTCAAATGTGAAAATACTTTTCTGCAATGGTATCGTATGAATCAAGGCCAGAAGGTCAATGCAATGGCTAAGATGGAAGCATTGAAACAATTAACCAACAAAGGAAAGTTTAATCAGATTATTGAATGGATTGGAAATTATCTAGAATCAGGAAATAAACTGATTGTATTTGGAATTCATATTGATCAGGTTGAAAGTATTCATAAACAATTCAAACAATCTGTATTGTTATATGGAAAAATGAATTCTAAACAAAAACAAAAATCTGTAGATGATTTCCAAAATGATAAGAAAATCAGATTGATGGTGGCTAATATCAAATCAGGTGGGGTTGGATTAAACCTTACTGCTGCACCTGATACATGTACAATAGAACTTCCTTGGAATCCTGCAATATTAGAACAGGCAGAAAGCAGAGTACATAGGATAGGGCAGACTGCTGATAAAGTAACCAATTATTATCTGATTGCACCGAGAACTATTGAAGAAGATATGATGAGTACCTTAGATGCCAAACAAAAAATCATGGATAAAATTTTAGATGGAGTTGATACACCATCTGATGATTTATTAACTGTATTGATAAAGAAAATGAAGGATAGAAGATGAAAAAGAAAAAAGAAAAACCCACACTTGGTACATTTGTTAATAATAAAAATACAGAAAAAGTAGCAAACTCTACTACCAAAACAGAAGTAAAACCTAAAAAAATAGTAAAATTTACTATTCAAAATACAGAATCCAAACCCATAACAACTAAAAAGTTCACATTGAAAATTAATAACAAGTATTTTATAGAGTCAGACGGTACTTGTGTGTCTCTATATCAAAAAACATGGTCAGAAAATACCAAAAAATTCATGGAAAAAAATATAGGGCATTTTTCAAATCTAAATCAAGCATGTGGTAGACTGTTGGAAGAGATGTTGGCTGATAAAACCAAAACAGATCTGGAAGGGGTCAAAGGATTTTTATATGATATCGGTCAGGAGATCAAAAGAGCCATCACAGAGAACATCAAATATACCTAAAATTTCAAAGCCAAATCAAAATCCTGAAGACTTTTTCCAAAGTCCATACCTTAACATACCTTTTCAAAAACATAGCCTTAAAATTGATGTGACAGAATATGAAAACATTTGATTGGGAATCTTTTTTAGATGATCATGGAATCGATTACATAACATCTGGACATGAACATTGCACATCTTCATTTAAATACCAAACACATTGCCCCATATCTGGAGTTGAAAATTATCATCTTGGATTAAACCCAACAGGTAATGCATGTTTCAAATGTGGCAGATCTCATTCTCTGTATGAACTTTTAGAAGCATGGTTGCATCGTACAGACCATGATCTCAAAAAACTAATGGGTAAGTATGGATCTGGAAAAATCTCTGCTCCTGTGAAGTCTGGTAAAGCCCTGCATGGTAATAATGAGTTGATGCGTGTACCTGTTTTGGAGTTAACCAAACAACATCAGAAATATTTATCACGAAGAGGATTTAATACTGAACAATTAAAAATCCAATACAAAATACAATCCATCATGCCCATTGGTAAATTTGGTGGAAGAATATATATACCTGTTTATCAAAACAGAAAGGAGGTTTGTTTTACAACACGATCCACACAGATAAAGGGACATGCAAAATATACACATTGCTATGATGACAAAAGTATTGTGCCAATCAAAGACTGTTTGTATGGTTTGGATGATTGTAAAAATGATCATGTTGTTTTGGTTGAAGGAGTTACAGATGTATGGAACATTGGGACTGATACAGTATGCATGTTTGGAAAAACTTTATCTGACATACAAAAGAGGTTGTTGGTTAAAAGATTTAAAACCATTTTCGTTTTGCTTGATCCTGATGCATTCAAACAATCCAAACAGATTAAAACAAAACTTTCACCGTACAGAAAAACTATATGTTTAGCATTAAAGGATAAAGATCCAGGGGAACTGACTAAACAGGAAGTTTATGAACTATTAAATACAATTAATCAATTGAAAGGAAAATAATTATGAGAACACAACCAGTGATTTCTATGGAAGCTTTAAAACATTATACACCAGCAGCATTTGGAACTCCATCTGAAAACGTATCAAACAGATATGCATATGTACCCACACATGAAGTATTGACCATGCTCCATGATGAAGGATTTGTCATCACCAAAGCAGTTCAGACAGGATATCGCAATAACAAATCGGATTTTGGAAAGCATATGATCCGGTTACGCCATCGAAACTTTGAAAATCCACAAGAACTTGGTATTGGTGGACTAATACCGGAAATCGTAATGATCAATTCCCATGATGCAAAATCTTCATTTAAAATTATGGCAGGATTATTCAGATTAGTATGCTTAAATGGAATGATTGTACCCCAGGGACCAAACCAAAAGAATGTAATCAGACATTTCGGTAATGCTGAACAGGTAGTTAATGCTGTTTTTGATGTGGTTAAAACAGTTCCATTGGTAATGAACAATGCCAAAGAGATGTCCACTATTAATCTTACTGAAGTTGAGAAAGATGTATTTGCCAATGCTGCAAGTGAATTACGTTGGCCTACTGGAGAAATAGATGCACCTAAACGTGTTAATCCACAGTATCTGCTTACTCCCAAACGACATGATGATAATAAAAATGATCTTTGGACAACCTTTTCTGTAGTGCAGGAAAACATGCTCAAAGGTGGTACTCCTGCATATAATCGTGGAAGAATGAGAAGATCTAAACCAATCAAAGCAATCAATGAAGATGTCAGATTGAACAAAGCTTTATGGATGTTAGCAGACCAAATGAAACAGATCAAATTGGAGGAAGCAGCATGAGCACTGAAGCTTTAATCGATACAATCAAACTTTTGGATAAACATGATAAAGATTTCAAACAAATTTGTGAAATAATATTAGATGCAAGTTTGTTATGGAATAGTAAAGATGAAAAGAAAAATCCGGGTTTACAAATTTTAAGAACATTAGCAGGGAAGTATTTAAATGACCCTGATTATTTTTAAGGAGAAAAATATATGAGTTTTATATCCTATTATGATTTTGACAGACTCTTACTTAAAATTTTGGAAAATACCAAAGCAAGTGAAATGATCAATGTTCCCGGTTTTTATGAATTAGCATCTGAAGAGTTTAATAACGAAGTCATTAGAATGTATGAAGAAGAACAAAATGAAATTTGGTTTATAAATTCTTATTTCTGTGAAGGTTGTAATGAATTATGGGAAGATTGTTGGGATAGTACATCTGATGATGAGTGTCCAAAATGTGGACAACCTATAAGCCCATACAAATCAAAGGAAATACAATATAATGACAAATGATCATATACTTAAAGTATTATTTGTGGGAGGGCCGTTGAATGGATTGGTTAAAACCATGACCAATCCATCACATGTTTTAATTGCCAATAATGGAAAACAAAAAGCAAGATACAGATTGATGCAAGGGGAAAAGAAAAATGTATGGTTTTATGTTCATAATTCTTTGAGTCATGAATCTGCATACTATGAAATACAACGTGATTTAAATTTGAGAAAGAAAACAAAACAATTAATAGAAGAATTGGATTGACATATAGTAGACATCTATTTATATTATGACAATATTTAGATGTCTACTAACAACCAAAGGAGATAACATGACACACAGAATGACTGTAAGATTATCAGATAAACAGAAACTTTCATTGGATGTATTGGCACAGGGAATGGAGCAGAACTTAAATGAAATTATCAGGAGGGCAATTGACGATTACATTATGACCATGACCAGCAACGAGCATCTACTGGACAAGCTTATGAACATGGAGAAAAAGAAAAAGAAATCATTAAGAATTTAGTGACAATTAAATTACCAAAAACAGACAAACATTCACTGTCAAATCGACACAAAATCAATGCCAAATCAGGGGTGTTTTTGGGGGGTGCTAATCAGCAAATTTCTTCAATGATTTCAGGAAGTTCCAACGTGAGGGGTGCAGTATTAATGAGGAGACACTAGCCAGACCGTGTCCAAGTTTCCAAGTCTTGATTCTTGATTATGAATGAACGAAGTGAATTCATAATTTAGAATTACAGACAAGGATTAATGATTCGGTTGAGAAATGAGAATGGAATGGAATTGTACAAATATATAGAAATTATGGAATATGTAGGATTCTAGAAAAATAATATATTTAGTGACAACTATGAAATTTATGGAATAGTAGGGATAAAATGTATATGTATTACTGATTAGTAATAGTAAGTAAAGTAATAGTTATTGTAAAATTAGGGTTGTATTCTGAAAATATTATGATATGGTTTTTGTAGAAAGTGAAAACCCCAAAGGTAATGGGCCTTCAGGGTTTTCGAAATCGGTACGGGTTGCGGACCCTTTAACACTCTGTAAAATATTCCAAGAATAGGAACACTTACATGGAAAATATCCAGATAAAAGGATCACGTACATGAAAAATATACTCCATGATGGAATAAATGTCAAACAAAATATTGTTAATACAATCCCTGATGATGCTTATCTATTTGATCCCAATCGTAAAGTTTCTTTTTTAAACACCACTCCTGAATTTAATCACTTATTTGAAAATTTATTTATTCCCAAAGGCACAAGAGAGGTACAAGAAAAGTATCAAACCTTTTGTGGGTTTCTTTATTCACTTGCTGATGCTTTTTTAGAAAACAGATCAATCAGTCTTTGTTCTAGAGAACATGATAAGTATTGGTATGTTCGTAAAATGATACCAATTCTTGAAAAAGAAAATTACATACAAATAAGAAAAGGATTTTTCAAATGCATGTATCATCCTTCTAACCGTTTAACGAGGGTTTATCCAACTATGAAAACATTAGAAAAGTTATTCCCAATGGGGCATAGTTTCACAATACTACCGGAACCATATCCTTTTATTTTCAAGGATGCAGTTATAAAAATAAAAAAGAATAACAGGAAAAAAAGAACCTGGAAAATTAACATACAAAAATCAAAAAGATATCCTGTTTACATACAACGATCATATAAACTTTTATATCAACTCAGTGAATTCAATGCAGGGCAGTTATATTTTGGTCCTGATGTACTTCCGGCAGTTCTTTACCGGGTGTTTAATGGTAACTGGAAAAGCAATGGAAGAATCTATGTGTTCAATGATAAAGTTTTCACACCATTTCGGTTATTGAAACCAGTTGAAAAAGCATATGAACAGTCTACAGATATTGAACCAGTACAGCAAAACTATCAATCATTTTCAAAAAAAGATCGTAAACATATCCTGATTGGTGGAGAAGAGGGAGTGGAGATTGATTTTGTAGGTATGCATCCAAGAATGTTGTATGCTCTTAAAGCAAACATACAATATGATAAAGATCCATACTTGGAAATTGTTCAAGACCCTGAACTAAGAAACTTTGCAAAGAAAATATTGTATTGTGCTTTTTATTCCACTGATAAAACAATTCTCAAACAGGCTATTCAAAATCAAATCTACAAAGCTTCATATTCAATTAAAGAAAAACTGAAACAGAAACAATTAGATACCCATCAAAAACTTCTTATCAAAATGGAAGAAGTTCATAAACCCATTGCTAAATATTTTGGCAGTGATATTTCATTAAGTCTTTGTTTTACAGAATCAGAAATCATGCTGGATGTCACAAGACAGTTATACAAAAATGATATTCATTTCATGTTGATTCATGATTCAATCAGAGTTCCTGAAGATACTGCTGATTTTGTCACAGATCTTATGCATGAAATGTATACCAAACACACTAAATTTAAAGGACAGATTACTGTGGATTGAAAGGAATTATTATGGCACGAGAAAACCATAAAGAAAAAGTATTGTATCCTTACAAATCATGGGCAGATATAGCAAGAGCAAGGCGTAAAAATACCATACCAAATTATAAAGAAAAATTTAATGCCTATATGTATTCTTTTAAATTCTTCTTGAAACAAGAAGAGAAAGTACAATCAGTTAATTATTGTTGTGAATGGTGTAAAAAACCAAATAAACCAATATATGTTCGACATCTGAATTTTAAAAATGTTTTTGAAGAGAATATGGAAGATTTAATTGTTCTTTATAATTTG